ATATTTATATCTTCTAGTTTTGTAATAAAGTAATAAGGTGTATCATAATCTAATATTGATGTAATGTAGTTATTTTGTAAATTATTAACAGTTGTCATTAGTTTATGGTAGTTCAAATTATATTGAATTATATTTTTTTCATTTTTAATAAAATTCTTACAGACAATATATTTATCAAATGTAGTAACGTTACTAGTACTAGGTTTTATTAAATATACTCTTTCAAATAGAGTAGTTAATATGTATATAATGTCAACAACAGGTTTATAAAATATGTGGCTTATTTTTATAATTGCTACACCTTCACTATTCATATTTTTAAAAATAAATGCTAATATTAACATTAAATTTAAAATATAATTATTTACATTTTCTTTGTCAGCCTCAAAAAATAAAAAATCAAATGTATGTTCTTTTAAACCATCTATGTTTTCATAATTTATTATGTTATATTTTATTAAATTATCGGTAAATCCCTCTCTTAGTATATCAAAACAATCGACAATGTCATTTAAATTATGTGAAATATTGAGTGAACGTATATTTTTGTTTTTAAACGTATCTAGTATAGAAGTACTAAAAGCTATTTCTAAAAAATCATAAAATATATTAGTTTTGCATTTAAGTTTGCTAACGGAAAATTTTGAACCCGGAACTTTAGAAAAAATATATTCATATGGGTTAATAATTTTAACTATATCTTCATATGTATTAAACGATAAGTCGTTGCTTGTTAAACACATACTAATAATTTGTGTTTTTAGTTCGTTAAAATAATTTAAAAGAGTACAAGATAAATATGGAAGTATGTTGTTTGCTTTTATGTAAGTAGGGCTTACAATTATATTGTTATTGTTTTTTGGTAATATATAATAACTCATTATTTACTAATATATATTATAATTTATATTTAAGCTTTTATACAAACTATTTTTGAATTTAGTCTTCGTCGTCTTCTTCTATAATTATTTTTTTTTGTTTATCCTTATTTTGAAGTGCTTTTTTATCTTCTTTTTCTTTCTGCTTGGCTTCCTTTTCTTTCTTCTTAGCTTCCCTTTCCTTCTCTTTTGCCTCTTTTTCTTTTTGTTTTTCTTCCTTTTCTTTCTTCTTAGCTTCCCTTTCCTTCTCTTTTGCATCTTTTTCTTTTTGTTTCTCTTCCTTTTCTTTATCTTTGGCTTCTTTTTCTTTTTTCTTAGCTTCTTTTTCTTTCTCTTTGGCCTCTTTTTCTTTTTGTTTCTCTTCCTTTTCTTTCTTCTTAGCTTCTTTTTCTTTCTCTTTAGCTTCTTTTTCTTTTTGTTTTTCTTCCTTATTTAATACTTTTTTTGGTTCTTTTTCAACTTCTTTTTCAACTTCTTTTTCAACTTCTTTTTCAACTTCTTTTTCAACAACCGTAGCATGAACCGGGTCTTCAATAGCTTCTGTAGCAGCAACTAATAATAATTTATTTTTTAATTTTCTTATTTTAGGTTTATTTGCTAACATTTCTTTTTCAGCAACTTCGACGGCTACATTTGTTTCTGTTGCATTTCTATTAATTTCAGTTTCTTGATACTCTCCTAATTCAAGAACAATTTTATTTATATTTACTTCTGTAAATTTTTTGTACACAAAATATCTGTTTAAAAACGATATTTTTTTCTCATATGCGCTCATTTCAGATGCCTTTTCATAGTCTTTCGCTTTAAATTTATTTTTTGTTATTTCATCCATCATATTTACAAATAATTCACTAAATAGCCCAGACCCTTCAGGAAGCCCTAATTCTTTTGCCTCTTCTCTATCTATTACCTTAAACCCATATGCTTCCATAACTCTATTTAAATAATCAAAGTTTACTAAATATTCTGGAATTAACTGGTTAATAGACTCTTGAAACACATCTATTTTATATCCGATACAACTAGAATCGTCTAAAAAGTTGTTTGATCCATAACCTTTTACAATTTCCCATATTTTTTTACCATCTTCATTTATTTGAATACTTTCACCAGTCTTAATCTTTTTTAGTAATTCAAATATTAGTTTGCCATCATAAGCAGTGCCTATGAAATAACCGTTTAACTTAGTGCATTCTGCAATGTTTCTCATAAACCCCTGAAGAGTATCTGGATTTTCTAAAAAATAATGTATTGCGAATTGACACGAAGAAACATTAAATCCATCGCTACCCTTACCATAATGTCTAGAAACTCCCTTACCAATTTTGTCAGCTTCTTTTGGACCATTTCCGAATACTGCCCCTGTGGTTTGTTTGGCTCTATCATTTAGCATTGCAGAACCATCTCTAATATTAAACGCACTATTACCGTTAACAAATAAAGCATAAGGCATTATTTTATTCGTTTTTCGCGCTTTAATGTATCTAGCACATGCTCCATCTAATCGGTTTTCAAGATTATCTTTCGATAAATCTATTCCAAATACAAAAGATAATTTAGCAGCAATCCATTTCGGCAAATCACCTGCTTTACCACAAGCGAAATCAACTAACGTATCTCCTTGTTTTGTAACATTTTTTATTAACATTTTTTTTACGTATAAGTTATGAAAATTTTTCATCGCCACAGTTTTTAATTTACCTGCAGGAGTATTATAATATTTATCTTCACATACTTCGACGGTCGGAATATTTAACCCGTATCGCAACATTTCTTCGGTAATTCTTCCAGAAGGATGTATTGATTTCCAATTTTCGTTACATGTTTTATATGAGTTTCCATATTCTTTTTCACCTCTTCTTAATTTTGCGGTCTTATCATATCTTACTCTTAACGGCACCCATTTCCATCCGTCTTCCCTTAAAAGGTCATATCTAAATTCAACAATGGTGTTATCTCCAAAAGCTTCATTTTCTTCAGTATACATCTGTTTTCCTCCTGTTTCATCAAGTTTCAACATTATTTTACATAATCCAGCATTAGGATCATATGGTTCTGTTGGATAAAATCTTTTAGGTAAGTAATCGTTATCTTTATTTTCTTCATAGCGTATATTATAGTCCGGTAATTTGTCATCAATAATATCTTGACATGGATTAATAAATCCGTCTTTTTTTTCGCTGAAACCACACCTTAACACTAAAGATTTATATTCACTAATTTGTATAGTATCAGCGTTACTTGTTCCGTCTTCAAATATAGGTTTAATTATATCATCACCATTAGGATTTTTTTCGGTTGTAATCAGAAAATCAATAGTATTAAATTGTGGAGGTTTCCATTTAAAGGAATATTCCCAAGTGATTTTTGTTTTAGGACCCGCTTTGCCGATCTGGTCGCTACCTACACCATAATACGCGTGTGTAAAAATTAAACCGTCAGTATTATACTCAAATCTACCTTCACTTTCTTTCTTTAATATGTCGTTACAAGCGTTAAATATAGTTTGTTTGGGACTTAAAGGTAAGAATTCTTTCGTTGTTATTCTAATAGGCGAATAAAAGGTATTACCTTGTTTATATTTTTCCAAAATGTTTTTCATTGATACATTTTCTTTTTTGTCCTTTTCTTGAGAAATAATTGAAACAGGTTTTAACTGTGAAACAACATGTTTCATTAGGTAATACCTAGACTTAGAAATATCCATTTCTTTATCTAAAAGCATAAACGTATAATTTCTTACGTCAAATTTATTTATGTAATATATATCGAATGCTGCATATAAATTAATATAGTTCCCTTTTTTATCGTGTTTAATTAACTCCCCGTCAATCAACGTATTAAAACATTCTTCATTTGTCGTTTTTGCACCAGTAAATATAATATCCATACTGGTATTCATTAAATATATCTTACCTGAACCTGAAATAAACAACATATGCCTGTCTCCGTCAGCTTTTTCAGTAACAACAAAATCTTTTCTAATATTTGGCTGTTCGAAATTTTCGTCTAATGGTGAAATATTAAATAATTGTAATGTTATAGAACTTGGCCCTATAAAATGTTTGGGTTTTACGAAATGTGTGGCTTCATTTTCATCAGCCCATATCATTTTCATATACGAGTTCAAAGTTTCTCTCTGTTCTGTATATGAAATCGGAAAATTAGTTCCCTGAAGTCCTCCTAATACATATTTTATAACTTTTCTCAAAGCGTCTAAAATTGATTGGGGTGTATTAAATTTTGTTCCTGGACCAATTTTGTTATTAAGTAACTCAATTTCGATTTCATAAGTCTCTTGATTATTTAATACATTAGAGTCTTCAAGAGTATACACCCGAATAATAGGACCACGATTTTCGTTACCAAATCTATCTGGACCTTTATTACCAGATTTTACAATACTTAAATCAACTATAAATGGATATTCTGCGTTTTCAAAAGTGACACGGTTAATGAAGCGAAATTCTTTTTTAGATTTTTTCCAATTTTCAAGTATATAACTTTTTATTCCCATTTTATTTATCTTTTCTTCTGTATTACATGTAACTCTGAAGTTGAAATCGTCAAAATCAACAGTTTGAACCCGTTGTTTATTTATTATTGCTGGTTTTTTTGTAATGAAATCTACTAACTGCGGTTGAGGTAACCCTTTAATATCGTTAGTTTTACAATATTCTTGTATGTTAACTAGCCCCACAATTTCACTTCTGATATTTGACATTTTAAATTTACCTGTTGCGCTATCAAGGAATTCGCAATTTATGCGCAAATAATAAGCACCCCCATTTTCTCCTTTAATGTTGAAACCAAATGATTTTAATTTTTTGACTACATTATCATAGTCACTTTTAGTCAATGTTTTTATACCTTTCGTGCCGAATTTTACTTCTAGTTCGTTATAAATATTAGATGAACTAGTCATGAAAGAATTACTTTTATAAAATATATTTACTAATTCATCGAAACTTTGTTGAGGGGTTAATTTTTTTTTCTCATTCGGTGCTTGTACTTCTGAAACGTCATCCTGGTTTTCAAATATTTCTGTAGGTGCTTCTCTAGGTGGAGGTGGTAAGTCAGGTGATTTTGGCGAGTACCCTTTTGGCGGAGGTGTATCGGGCGATACTGGCGAAAATCTTCTTGGTGGCGGAAGGTCAGGTGATTTTGGCGAGTACCCTTTTGGCGGAGGTGTATCGGGCGATTTTGGCGAATAAATTTTTTTTTCTGTTTCTACTGCATTTTTTTGTTTAAGTTTTTTTTCGTTTAATAGTCTTTTCAAAAAGAAATACTTATCTCGAATGCCTAAGCCATTTAATTTTTTTTTGTCTCCTTCAGATAAAGTTTCATAAAAAGCTGTCAGTTCTGGATCTGACATATCTTTTAATATATTTATTTGAACTTCTTTGTTTTGATACTTTAAAATTTTATTTTTAGTATCTTCAGACAAACTATTAAATAAAGCATTTAATTCAGACGTTCCGTAATTAATTTGTTCTAAGTTTTCGTTTATATTTAACATTTCTGTTTTATTAATTGAAGCCATTATATATAAATATGACATATTTTTTTAATATTATTTCATTTTTAATTTAAAAAAATTGTATAATTAATTCATACAGGTCATTTTTTGACTTGTTCTTACCGTCGGAATTTTTCGTTTCAATGGATAACTTATTACATATTTCGATAAGTTCACTTATTTTATAAGAACTTAAAGCCTTTATCGGTTTATCTATGTTATCGAGTTTATATAATGTCGATCTAATTATTTCAGCTTCATTTATCGTACCAATTTTATAGCCATAACGAGTATAATAATTATTATTCTTGCTGTTATTATTCTTACTATTATTATTTTTACTATTATTAATATTATTACTATTTTTATTATTTTTATTATTTTTATTATTTTCATTCGTATAAACGATAAACAAGTTATCTGTATCGTTTGTAATTAACTCATAATAACATTTACCATTAACAAATAATACATTTATATTTTCAATAACACATAATGTTAGAAATGTTTTAATATTTAACATATTTTCGTTTGCTAAATTATTTTCTATATTACTGAACGTATCAAATTTATGTGTTTTAACCAATTGTTTTTCTTTTCTAACCTTCTCTACATAGTCTATTTTAATTTGTCTAGACACAACTTCATTTCTGTTATACAACATTTCATATTTAGTTGGTCCAAATTTTAAAATATAAAAACACCAGAATAATGTATCTTTTTCTCTCGGAAAAAAAACATTTAGGCTCTTGTAAACGTTTTTAAGTTTTGTGGTACCAGCTGTATTTTTATCAGTCTTTATCTTTAATTCTAAAAATTTAGCTATGTTATTTTCGTTTAATATATAATATTGTAATTCATTTAGTACATCATTATATTGTGTCATTCTATTGTTACTTATTTAATACTTTGGAAATGTCTTTAATATCTTTTGAAAAATATGTATTTTTGTAGTCTTCTTTTTGTTGTTCGAAAGCATTTAATGTGATTTCTTGAGCGTTAACATATTTAATATATACATTTAGTTCATCAAGAAATTCCTTTTTTAGCTCAGAAAGGTTAACATGTACTCCGTATTTATTTTCATTTAAAGTTATATTATCATGTTTGCTTAAAATTCTTAAAACTTCTATTTGGTTGAACTTATTCATGCTTTCTATATTATCTCTTATATAATTTAGTTGATTAATGGTGTAGTCATTTACTTCAGCAACGGCTTCTACGGTTTCCATATTTTATAATTATCTATTGTTATGTTTTTAAATTAGATTAAATTTAAATTAATTCAATCTTCAATCTTCAATTACAATACGTGGCTTAACTGGTTGTTTTTGTGGAATATATTCTTTGTCTTTAACTAGTTCACCAATAACTGATATGTATTTATCATTTAATTCAAATCGTTGTCCTATAACCCTTACATTAATTTTATCACCTTCTTGGACTTCAGCAAATTGCGGAGAATTAAAATGATGGTCTTTAGTAATAAATACTATAACAGGTGTAGGAATATCGGTTGAACTTTCTGCTTTGATACCTGCCTTCGTAATATTTTTCGCTACACACGAAATTAGCATACCTTCAACAGGAAAACAAACATCACATTCAAATACAACTTCAAATGAAACTAAATAACCTCTTACAACTAGCCCGCTAGAATGTGTAACTATTTTAGAAGAATTCGGTTTTATGTACCCCTCTACAACACATTTTCCCTCAAAAGAAGACTGTATATATTTTTCAATATTGTCGTGAATATTTTTGCCTATAGAGGTTATAGGTAAAACTATATTTCTAGTAATTAAACATCTAGAATATATAGATTGTAATCTGGTTTCTTTTCTTTTAGGTTTTTTTTGAATAGGTTTTGAAATAGCCTCCATTAGTATAATTTATATAAATATTATCTTTTAATTATATTTTTTTCAATTTTATTTAAAAATAATATAATTTAATTAAACATTCACAGTATAAAGCGCAAAAAACAAAGCCATCTCAGGCGTTAAAAACCATTTTTTTCCATTTTTTTTTATCGAATTAAAATATCTCAAAATAAATTCTTGTAAGACACAGAGCTCAACATGTCCTACAGCTTCCACAATTATATTTCCGTCTGCATCTTTTTCGAGTTTGGTTGTTTCGTTAGTGTACTTCGTTTCACCAATAATATCATTTATTAATTTCATCGTCTTATTTTTACCAGCTTCATCACATCGCGCACCTGTGTCGCGTTTGGATGTTAAGTCCTTCGTTTTAAATACTAAATATCTATTATTTTTCTCGTATCCAATAAACCCGACAATTTTATTGTATTCATCTATTTTATATGTCAATAAAAGTTTTGCTTCTTTTGATGCGGCAATCTCTCTTTCATCTTCAGGCTCTGCGTTCGTCCATTTACCGTTTTCATTTAAAATCATAATATTTCTTTTGTTCAATTTATACATAATAATTGCTTTTATATTTTGGGTAACAATCATGTTATTGTCAAAGTATTTTTTTATGAACCATTCAGGTGTACCATGTTTAATGGCGCTCAATGAATATATATAATTTAGAACTTCTACTTTTTCTTCAAACAAAAGTAGTTCTATACTATGTTCTATTAAAAACATGATAAGTAATTCGCTCTTTGCATCAGGATACATTTTTGTAAATTTTTTCATAACAATACCACAATGTTTATACCAATTATCATCTCCTCTAGTAACCTTTGAAAGCTTAGAATACTCTCTACTTATATTTAAATTTTTTATTATTTCTTCAACTAAATTTTTGCCCTCAGAAAAACGGCTATCATCCTCTTCCTCTACAGTAGTTTTTTTAGTTATTTTGTTTTTGCCGATATCTTTACTAATCTCAAAATTTATCATAGAATGCTTATAGTCAATAGGAACCGATCTATCAAATACAGAAATATTTGTATTTTTTAATTCTATCGGCTGAAATAAATAATAGTCGCCAATATTAATTAATCTACCATTTCGCCCATATTTATCTACGATGAATTCGTTATTATCTTCTATTAACTGTGTCAATGCAGAATAAATTTGAATATATGGGTATTCTTTGGGTGTTCTAATTGCTTTTATTAAAACATCTTTTTTATAGAAAAAACCTTCTTTCATAAGCATTCTAATTCTCTGTAATATTTTCTCAGAATTCATAATTGCAAATTGTTCGTCGTATGTATCTTCATTTAAATTGTTTTCATCAATTTTTTTATCGGGTCTACAAGAGAAATCACAAGTAGCCATATAGTCGCAAGCAGGTGAAAAAGGCGCGTCACCAATTTTAAAATTATTCAAAACAGTCCCATCAGACAAAATCTGTGTAATGGGTTCTTTAAGCATTTTGCTTATTTTTTCTTGTGTAAAATTTGTTTGGTCATGATTAATAATACAATCAACAGACGTTTCTTTTAATATACGACTAACTTTACCAATTTGTACGGCTTTATATTCGGCTACTCTGTAAACGTAAAGGTCCGCAGCCTCCTCTTTATTATTTTCAAGAATAGTTCCGTACATAAAAATTTCAACATTCCTGAGTTCAAAAGGTAGGTCTTTATGTGAAAAGTTACGCACAGCTCGTCCAATAATTTGCCCTATACGGTTCATGTTATACCAAGGTTCTAATATATGAACTTGACGTATATATTTTAAGTCGATACCTTCTGAGCCGGCTTTTGATATAAGGATTACTTTTATTTTTTTTCCGTCTTTATTATCTTCACCAGTTAATCCTTTTACTTCAAAATCATTATTAGGAGACAACCTTGGATCACCTGTAATCATAGAATAACGGGCTGGAGAAAAAATTTTGTCTTTTGGAGGTTTCATTGTATTTACATCTACGACTTCAGTAGGTTTGTTTTTAAACAAAGGTTTTACGTTTTCTCCGTATCTCGTAAATCCCATTTCTTCTAAAGCTAGAGCAACAGGAATTAAACCACTATCAATAAATTGCGAATATATCAGTATAATACCATCGCTTACTTTTTGTGTTTTTGGGTTATAAATATTATCTAATATGGACTTTATTTTCCAACTATATTTACCGATTATTTCTTGTGAAAAAATTTTACCGTGATTATCGATAGTAGATTTTTTATATTCAAAGTCTCCTTTTTTTGGTGGTGACTTTTCATCAATAAAATTCATCATCCTATCTAGCCCTTTTTTACCGGTTAAATCGTGCGGGTCAATCTGTGTTTTTACACCGCCTATTGTTGAAGAAATAGATATATTACTTGATACAGAAGTTTTTTGTGTGTCATCGTCTTCCTCGTTTTCTTCGTTTTCTTGGTATTCTTTACTTTCTACAGAATAACTACTACTCAAATTTTCTTCTTGTTCTTCTTCATCTTCTATCGGTGTGGTTTCAGAAAAACTTTGAGATAATTCTTCAGAATAAGTTTCTTTTGACATGTCATCCAATATATTTTTCAATCCTTGCACCGGATAAGATATAATAAGTGATTCAAGAGGAGTTTGAAGTAATGTGTATCCAAATGACTCCATATTTTCAAAACTTGGCATATCTTTAACAACTCCTGTTTTTGTTGTAATAGAAAATTTTTTATTTCTTAAATTATAAATAATATACCTATAGTTACAATACTGACAGTCGCCACAGTTATTACAATTTCCAATACTGTTTAAATACAAACTTAATATGCGTTTTTTGTCTTCATGTTTAATTTTTTTTAAATTCATTTGATAAGACGGATAGCTAATAAAAGGAAACGTACGTTCTTTAGCAAACTCATTAGGGTAAACACTATACGGAAATGTATACGGATTTTCACCGCGAACGAATGAAACATATCCAGTAGCTTTTCTAATCAGAATTTCTTCGCCTTTTTTTTTGATATTACCATTTTTATCAAAAACATCCTTTACTTCTATTCTACCACGTCTATCGTTTGTATTCATGAGGTTTAATAGCCATATTATTTCCTTATAACTATTATACATTGGAGTAGCAGAGAGAAGTAAAAACCTTAAGTTTTCAACCGATTTAACAAGTAATTCAAGATTGATAGCGACCTTTTTGTTTTCGTTGTCGTCAGTTTTACGTATATTATGAACTTCATCAATTACAATTAGTCTGTTATTAAACTCATTACGTAACCTTTTAATAATTCTATTATTTAATTTAACCTGTACATCTTTAAGAGGTTGTACCCTATTTTTATCTCCTTTACCCTTTTCTTTATTTAATTCTTCGTTATAATTCATAGTTTTAATAATATAGTTAGCAAACTGACCGTAACCTAAAAATACGTAATAACTATTTATTAGATTTTTTATTTGACTTATTACTTTTTCTTTGGGAATATTCATATTGACTGGATTTATTTCTTTCAATAACTTATTTCCAGTACAAGCGCGAATATTCCAAATTCCGTCGACTAACTTCAGTTTTCTCTCGTCAAACAGTTGTAGTTTAAAATTATCTTGGACGTTTTCACTTGCAACAATGATTATTCTCTTGTTTATTCCAGTTTGTTTCATAAAATCCCTTGCGTCTTCACACACACCAATAGCGCTACAAGTTTTTCCTGAACCTAGTCCATGGTAGAGTAATAGACTATTATAAGGTGTTTGAAATGACATAAAATTTTTAACGAAAGCTTGATGCGGTGATAATTCATAGTCAGCGTTAGCTAATAGGTCAGCTTGTTCTTTAATGTTACTATGAATTTGTCCGTCATATTTTGTATCATTAAATTCCTTTTTACTCGCAATTTTAACGTTAAAGTCAGGGTCATTTAAATTTGGATAGAGGTATGGATTTTCTTTTGGGTGTTTTATCAGATCATTTCTCTCTAAAAGCTCTTTTTTAAGTAAAAATTTATTGCATTCGTTAGAAAAAAAATTATCATTATCACAGTTAATTTTATTGTAAACTGTTTCTAAATCTATATTTTCGTCAGTTACAGGTGAACTAATCGTGTCACTACTGATAGGAGAACTACTTGAAGAACTAATCGTGTCACTACTTGAAGAACTACTAGTGTCACTAATTGAAGAAATACTTGGAGAACTACTAGTGTCACTAATTGAAGAAATACTTGGAGAACTACTAGTGTGACTAATTGAAGAAATACTTGGAGAACTACTAGTGTGACTAATTGAAGAAATACTTGGAGAACTACTAGTGTGACTAATTGAAGAAATACTTGAAGACGGTGTAAATGAATTTGTTATAGACGATATATTAGAAGATGAAGTACTAGTGTCACTTATATTATCACTTATGTTGTCACTTATATTTTTTTTGTCTGTCATAATACTATATGTGGATATAATCTATATTCTTGTAAAACTTTATTAATATTTATTATTAATTTTTTTTTTTCTAAATTATAAGGTCTTATAGTTTCTAAACATTCGTCAATTGTTTTCCACTCTAACTTGCTAACTTCTGTAGGTTGAAAATTACCTAAAAAATCATTATTTTCATTTGTATAAGCCAAAAAATATTTATGTTTGTATGATTTATGGTTTGTTCCGATATATATTTCTTCAAACGGCAAGATATTTTCAATAACAGAAATTTTATTTACAGGGAAACCTGTTTCTTCTTCAAATTCTCTCAAAGCACAATTTAAATCTTTTTCTTTATAATTACGTCTTCCTTTAGGAAACTCCCATTCGGTTTCAGTCCAATTTGTTGTACTCGTTTCTATTATATCTTTTAACGTAAATATTCCATCATTTAAAGCAATACCATTTTTAACGGTTTCCATTTTTTTTAAAGAAGATAATTCTTCATTTTTGTAGTTCATCAAATTTGAGTCACACCCCCACATTTCTCTCCAAAGTTCTCCAAAAGGTTGTTCGATAATTTTAGTTTTCTCGTAAACAGCCATTTCGTTAATAATATTTTGTATTTGAAATACATTGTATGGTGAATATTTTCCTCTAATAAAATCAATATAACCATAACTATCTTTGCGCCTTAACATAAGAAATTGAAATCCAGAAGCACTATTTCTACAAAGAATAATTCCATAACTAGTAATTGGCAATTTACACTGATAAAATTGATGTCCTTGTTTTCCGCAGTTGTTACAAAAATTAGTATTTTTATTCATGTTCGTGTTTAATAATATTTTAATAATTATATTTAAATATTATTAAAAATTATTATATATTTTGCACTTTTAGATTATTTATAGTAGTTTACGTTTAAATTTTAATTTTTTTAAATTTAGATTATATAATTTAAATGGCTTTTAGAGATGAAAATAATATTCCAATTTATCCAGGTGCTTATTATGCAAATACAGGCATACTTCTTTCAGGTGGCAACTGTTCTATATTGTTACCGATTTATGAAAATATTGCTAACTTTTCTACTCCATACTATTCAGACAACGCGGATAACTATTATTTAGTGCTTCCAGGATTTAAACTTGTAGTTTATTCTGATCCAAACTATGTTTCGACTAATAATTCTTCGTACGCTACAACAGAATACAACAATACGAGCGGTACGAAAATAAAAACATTCCAATTGCCGAACACTAGTACTACTGGTGGTTTAGGTACTCAAGATCAGGGAAGTTCGTGTAAATTATATTATAATGGAACAGAATTAAGCTCCGTATATGATACAAACACTTATTATGGAACTGCTCCTACTTAAAAATTTATAAAAAAGTGCAAACAATACATTCATATAATAAAAATATAGTTTAATAATCACAAATTTTATTGTAACTAAAATATAAATGTCGTCTGTTTATTTGGATCCAAAAGTATGGGGGCCACATTATTGGTTTTTTTTACATACTTTAGCAATGACTTATCCACATCATCCAAATACAGTAACAAAAAAAAAATATTATGAATTTATACAAAATTTACCTTTATTTTTACCTGTAGAAGAAATATCAGGTGAATTTAGTAAGTTATTAGACAAATACCCAATAGCACCATATTTAGATAATCGTGAGTCATTAGTTCGCTGGTTTCATTTTATACATAATAAAATTAACCAAAAATTAGAAAAACCCGAAATAACTTTAAATGATTTTTATGTAAAATATTATGATGAATATAAAAGTAAAAACATAAAAATTGTAGAATATTATAGAGTTAGAGAGAAAATAATATATCTAGGAATTATTTTGGGTGTTATAGGAGCAAGTTATTATTTATACGATAAGTAAAATAATATATAATTATAGTATGAAGAATAAAAATTATATAAAAGGCGGAGAAGTGATAGCATCAGGCGGTTTTGGATGCGTTTTTAGTCCAGCATTAAAATGCAAAGGTTCTAAAAAAAAAGACAAAAATAAAATAAGCAAATTAATGACAATAAAACATGCAGAACAAGAATATAATGAAATTAACGAAATAAAGAAACAATTAGATAGTATCCCAAATTATACGAATTATTTTTTAGTAAATGACATAACGAAATGTGAAATTAGCAAATTAACACCAGAAGATTTAAAAAATTTTGATAAAAAATGTAGGGCATTACCTAAAAATGAAATTAATAAAAAAAATATTAATAAAAAACTGGATAAAATCATGGCAATAAACATACCAAATGGAGGAATTCCTGTTGACGACTATATATATAACAACAAATCATTTACTAAAATTTATGAATTACATAATAGTTTGGTTGATTTATTAGAAAAAGGTATTGTTCCAATGAACCAAAAAAACATATATCATAGCGACATAAAAGACTCTAATGTTTTGGTTAGTGAAGTATCCAACGTAATGAAAACACGTTTAATCGACTGGGGATTAACTACTGAATATGTTCCATTTAAAAACGGTCCATTTCCGAAAACATGGAGAAACCGACCTCTTCAATTTAATGTTCCTTTTTCAGTAATAATATTTACAGATGCATTTTTAGAAAAATATACCGACTTTATAGAACAACACGGTAAAGAAATTATAAAAGAAGAAACAAATTTAAAAAACTTTGTTATAAACTATTTGAACTTTTGGATGAAAGATAGAGGTGCTGGGCATTATAAATTTATAAATGAAATCATGTATACATTGTTTCATAATGGTTTAACTGATGCAACTAGAGAAGCAAAAGTAAAATTAATAGAAAGTCAAACAACAATGAATTACATTGTCAATTATATTGTAAACGTCTTAGAGCATTTTACGAATTTTAAAGCTGATGGTTCTTTAAATTTAAGGGTTTATCTTGATAATGTTTTCATAAAAATTGTGGATATTTGGGGATTTATTTTTATATATTATCCGTTAGTTGAATTATTAGGAAATAATTACGCGGTTTTAACAGAAAATGAATTGAAAATATTTAACAAGTTACAATATATATTTATTAATTATTTATTTGAACCCAGAAATGAAGAAATACAAATGGACAAGTTATATTTAGATTTAAAAGATTTAGGAAAATTAATTTATGAAAATATAGAAAAAAAAAAAACAAACAGTCCTACTAACAGTAAAAAAAATACTTTTAGCAAGACATCGAAAACGTCGAAGAAGTCGTCCAATAAAAATAACACGCGTAAAAATAAGTCAAGTATTTCATTTAAGCGTATTTCAAAAAAAAATATATTTAAAAAACCTTTTTTATTACATCTAAAATAAAAATCTAATAATATAATATAAAATGAACAAGGACTTTTCAAAACTTTGTACACCCGCTAAAATTTACTTTGCAATCGCAGTTATCAGCTCAGCAATAGCTTTACTCAACGGTGTTAAATTAGCTATTGTGTTTTTCAAAATATTATTCGCATTTATCTGGACATATATTTTATCTATGTTATGTGACAAGGGATATAAGAAGGTTTCGTGGTTCTTAGTTTTATTACCATATATACTTATATTTTTAGCTGTACTAGGTTTATTACATGTCTCAAAAAACCAAACACAAATGCTTAATAGTATAAAATTACAAGGTGCATTCGGACGCGAAAACTTTAAAAACCCAACAGGCCCAAAAAAATAAAAAAAATAAAAAAAATAAAAAAAATAAAAAAACTATAACACAAAGAAGGTATTACATATATATATATATTATTAATATTAAATAATATATATGAGATTAGAAATATTTGTATTAGGTTTAACAGCTTTTTTTGTATATAACACGTATCAAGATGGAAAATATACAAAAATGTTAATGTCATTTAAAAAATATTATAAAATGATATTTTATGTTTGTTTAGGTATTGGAATTTATTTATTACTCAAAAGAAATCCTAACCAAGGACGAAATATGTTATTATACGCGAATAATGTTGTTAAATTTATGCCTATTGACAAAACATCTATGGATATGTTAAGTCCAATAATAGACTTTACTTCTAAAAACGAAGACCAGAGTTTTATGGAATCTTTTAACGAAATAGACCCATTAAAAAATATTATGGGATTTGATAATAGAGAGAAAAGAATAATAAGCTCAGGAAAAAATGCTACAAAGAGGTCTGTGAGTGAAACAAAGAAGAAATATGTAGCAGCGCAACAAGATTGGAAATGTGGTCACTGTCAGTCACAACTAGACCATACATTTGAAATAGACCATAAAATACGATTAGAATATGGTGGAGGAAATGAAGTGACAAATTTAATAGCATTATGTCGAAATTGTCATGGAAAAAAAACAGCTAGCGAAAATATGTAACCAAAATTAAGTATTTATATTTAGATGTGTAAAACAAAAGCAAATGAGGTAAAAAATATTATTATAATATTGTATTATTATAATATATGGAAACTCAAAATACTAATAATGTTATGCCTATTTTAAAAACATCGACGAAATTATATCCTTTAATAGGTATAATAATTTTTCTTATTATAATGTTAATTCTCGTATATTTTAAAGTTCCATTTAATAATTTGCCAAAGTCACAAACTTCTTCAGGTAGAGACGTTTTAATTATATTATTTTTCTCTATATTGGTTTTTTCATTTTGTATTATATTATTACCATCATTTAAAGAAATAAAAACATTATTCACACAAATAAGTAGTGTTACGTACGTATTATTATATACGATATTTATAATTCTTTTTTTCTCTCTAATGTCAGTTGAAATAATAAATAATTATGCTGTATATATATTGCCACTTACAACATTATTAGGATTATTTAGTTTTTATAAAGGAATGAAAACAAATTATATTGACGATTTTAATGTAAATTATGAGAGAATTAAAAGTATCATATTAATGTTTTGTTTACTGACTTGTTATATTGTATATTATAATAACGATCCAGGTGGTTATATTTCTAAGTATTTTGGTTATACATTATTGTTAACAATTATTATATCTGCTTTTGCATTTTTATATTTATTAACTATTTTAACGATGCCAAATTCTTTAACAGGAGAAAATATAAGCTCAAAAACAGGTAGTATACTTGAAGGATTTTCAAAAATTTCTGTATACGGAGGTATTTCGTTTATAATATTTTTGGCAATTGCAACTATATTAATTGTTACGTATCCAGGTGGGTTTTTTAATGATAAGACAACTTCATCTGCTATAATGATACTATTATTGTCGATTTGTATTATGTGGAGTATACTATTGGTGGCTAATTTATTTCCTGAGTTCACGAATAATTCGCTGGCTAGTAATAGGATGAATTTATTTAAGCGTTCATTATTGGCCTTGTTTGGATTTGTAATATCTGGACTTGTAATATTTTGGTTAGTCCATGGTATACAAAGTTTATCGAGTGATTCAAGTATAGTAAGCTTTGTTTTGAATATACTACTTGTTATAGTAGTACTTGGATTAATTTATAAAACGATATACGTACAATTACCTTCAGGTAACTCAAAGAAAAATGGACTATTTAATTTAATCATAAACCTAATATTTTATATTCCGTGTATTTTCAGCGATACATTTGATTCAATAGGTAAATTTGTATCTGGTGAATATAAAAACACTACAGCAGGCTCAGTAATAATGTTAGTAGTAGCGATTTTATTATTTATCGTATACTTTTCAGCACCTTTATTGTACAACAAAATAAATTTACAAGGAGGAACTCAGTTAGTAAACAAACCAGTTTATACGGATTCACAATATTCTTTGGGAACGTATGAAGAATTAAACGGAACGTCAACCTACGATTATCAATTCGCAATATCGTCGTGGATATTTTTACATGCTGTAGGTCCAAATACAAATCCATCTTATGAAAAATATACTTCATTACTTAATTTCGCAAATAAACCAAATATACTCTATTACGGAAAAACAAATACGTTGATGATAACAATGGAACAAAAAGATTTAAAAAATACAACCGATAATAAGTTAATAGATTTTGACGATAATGGTAACAGAATAATTTTTATAAAACGAAATATACCATTGCAAAAATGGAATAATATAATAATTAATTATGCAGGGGGTATTTTAGATATATTTATAAACGGTGAACTAGTTAAGTCGGATATAGGGGTAGTTCCATATTATACGCTAGATAGTTTAACTATAGGTGAAAATAATGGAATAAGTGGAGGAATATGTAACTTAGTTTATTTTAGGAAACCTTTAACATCTTCAAATATTTATAAAATATATAATTCAGCCAAAAATAAAAATCCTCCTACTACAAATGAATCAAATGAAACAATTTTATTAAAAAATATATCACAGGTAAATAATTCTATTAAGAGCATTGTCTAAATTAAGCGTATTTTAAAAATTAAATCTTTTATATAAAGTTATTTAAGTACAAAATAATTTTTAATTTATTGTTTTAAGTGGAAAATTTCTAAATCTATATTATACGATGGTTCCGAGTCCTCTAAATATTGTCATAATAATTTTTGTGGTTGTTTTATTAATTATGTTAATAAGATATCTTATGATAGATCCATACACATTACAGGGTATACAGAGTGGTGAAACCGCATCTGTAATTTCAGCTTCGTCTTTAGCAACAAATGGTTCCAATGTTCCATCAAGTAACTTTGCTTATTCAATATGGTTTTATGTAAATGACTGGAACTATCGTTATGGAGAAGCTAAGGTCGTTTTTGGTAGAATGGGAGCCCAAAGCACAACAGGCGACGGATCTATTGATGGAGTAAACGGTTTAGACCCATGTCCCGCAGTTGTATTGGGTGCAGTAGAAAATAATATTGATGTTTCTTTAGGATGTTATCCAGGAATAAATCAAGAACCAACAACTTCAGGAGGGAGTACAGTTGTTCATACTTGTAGTGTCGCAAATGTGCCAATACAAAAATGGGTGAACCTAGTTGTAAGCGTTTATGGTCGTTCGATGGATATATATATTAATGGTAAATTAGTAAGAACATGTTTATTACCGGGTGTTGCTAGTGTAAATAACAATTCAAGTGTTTATGTTACACCTGCAGGTGGATTTAATGGTTGGACTTCTAAGTTTCAATATTTTCCCAATTCAATAAACCCTCAAGATGCATGGAATATTTATACAGCAGGTTATTCTAGTTGGTCGAGTATGTTTAGTGCATATCAATTACAAATTTCTTTAGTTGAAAATGGAACTACTGAGAAAAGTATTACAATTTAACAAAATGATTACAATTTATATTTAAATAGAGTTTCGAATTTTTCTTATTTAATTATATATAATGAGTGAAAACGGAGCATTTAATTCATTTTCAACAAGTGGAAAAGGAACTTTCGGGACAAGTGAATTTTTAGAATCAAATAGTTTAGTAGCCAAAGTAGCTTTTTTATTATTAGTTGTATTTGCTTTTGTAATATTATTAAAATTAGGCATTTCAGCAGTAACTTATTTATATAAACCGAGTGACTCGCCACGCCTTATAAATGGTATGGTCGATGCAACACAGATGATAGTTTTCCCACAAGACCCTAGCAATAATGGTGCCGTAACTATTTATAGGTCTGTCAATGCTACAGACGGTCTAGAATTTACATGGTCAGTATGGATTTTTATAAGTAATTTACAAACAAATTCAGGAATTTATAAGCACGTTTTTAGTAAAGGAAATAGTGACTTACAGGAAGATGGATTAATCCAGCCTAATAATGCGCCGGGTTTATATATTGCTCCAGACACAAATGCTCTAGTTCTTTTAATGAATACGTATAATGTAATAAATGAGGAAATTACAATTCCAGATATTCCATTAAATAAATGGATAAACGTTATAATAAGATGTCAAGGAACAATATTAGATATTTATATTAACGGAACAATATCTAGAAGTTTAAATTTGTCAGGTGTTCCAAAGCAAAACTATGGTGATGTATATGTTGCTATGAATGGAGGTTTTAGTGGATATATATCAAATTTATGGTATTATAATTATGCTCTAGGCACAGCTGCTATACAAAATTTAGTGGCAAAAGGTCCAAATACAAAAATGATAGGTGGAACATCAGGAAGTTTTTTGAACCCAGAAACCAATTATTTGGCTTTGAGATGGTTTTTTAATAACAATTACGATGCATACAATTAAATAATAAATAAATAATATAGTGTAAAATATATAGTAGATTAATTATCTACTATTTTCAGATATACTATGGTATTTAGGTCATATATTATCTGGATCTTCTGTATTTTTTAGTAATAGTAATAATTATTTAGCAGCATCGTTAGTAGTTTTGGGTCAAGGAATTACTATTATATCTAGACCAATTGGACGTATAAAAGGCAACACATATGTAAATATAGAAGGAAACGCAAATGAAAATCTAAGTCAAGATCAAAATGAAATAAAAAAATGTATTGAAATTGTGTAAACCATTTTTTCGTAAATAAAAAATGTATAAAAAACACACCAAATTAAATATTATATTTATAAATAAATTATTCTACTTATAAATAAATGTCAAATTTATACTTCACATATAATTCGCAACCATATAATTATTTACCTATTCCTACAAAAGCTTGGTATAGAGTTCAAAATCAATGCACTTTTGAAAATGATATATCTTATAATGAGGTGTATGTTGCACTAACGCAAGCAAATATTAACGAAAAGAACCAATACAAGGGTAATGTCTTACAATATAAAAAAAATAGTTCTAGCTTAACAAAAAATCAAAGATATTCGCAAATATCAAAAGGGTTATGGTCGAATAGAACAAAAACCTTTGCAACACAGTCTCAAACATATTCTAATCCCAACACAACTGGACTAGTGCGAGTAAATTATGTAACGATACCAGCAACAACAAATTTAGTTGGCTATCCGAACAACGTAGCTGGTCCTTTTCAATATGATGTTCCAAACCCATTTGATTGTTGCGGAAACTCAATACAAGAAGGAGGTAACTTAGTTTGTGGAACTTACGCAAATCCATGCACAGGTGTTGTTACACAAACTTTAACGCAATCACAATGTAATCCAACATATTGTTCTGATGTACCTGGTCCTGTAATTAATTTATGTTGGAACCCAAAGAACCAAACATTTTTTCCAAAAAAAAGATATGTTATGAATAATAGTGGGAATAAGTGGCCTCAAGGATATAAAGTATTTCAGTCAGCTATAAAACCTGTAGCTCCTACATTAGTGGAGGCTGTTTCAGACACCAATACAGTTACACTTAGTTGGATATATAACAATAATGTTTGTATACCAGTTTCATCTTTTAACTTATATAATAATTCGGTTTTAGTACAAACTGTATCATATCAAATAACATCAACAGTTATATATGGGTTAACAAGTAATACAAGCTATTCATTTTATGTTACTGCTGTTAGTAATAATATAGAATCAGTTGCATCAAATATAATAACAACAACAACCAGTTTATAAATTACACTTTTACACTTATTATGTCCGTAAATTTGGATTTACACAAATTTCTTGAGTTGGAAAAATTTCACCTGACATACATACATCGTTTTCATTTACTTTAGAGCAACTTCTGAAACCTCTATCTTCGCCTATATAACACCATCCAGCTTTTCCTCCGCCCTGTATTGAACTTGCTGCATAGTCAGCTTCATAGTCCTGATTTTGTTTCATTTGTTGTGGTTTTGATGTATTTAGAGCTTTATTTAACGCGTCGTTTGCTAGTGCGTCTGGCTGTTGAATAGTATTTTGGACAGGTTGAGATTTAACGCTACTTGGAGAGGCGTTTGGTGTAACGTTTTGTAGTTCTGTTAGTCCGCTATTAATAACGTCAGCAGTACCCCCGACAACTGCTTTTGCACCTTCGGCTGACACATCAACTATTTCTCCTGTAGTAGAAACGGCTGTTCCAAAAATTGTTTGAATTATAGGTGCAAATGCATTTGTAATGTCTTGTGTTCCTTTTGCTAAATAAACAAAAACATTAAATCCTAGAAATGCTAAAATAAAAAATATAATGATCCAAGTCATAAAGCTAATATTTTTTATACTTTCGAAAAACCCGGAGTTATCATATGAACTTGATGAAGCTATATTGTCAGACATCGCAATATCATTTGTTTGTAATATAGATTTAGATAGACTATTAGAATTATCCATTATAATAAAAATATATATATTATTTTTTTATTGTAAATTCGCAAATTATTGAAATGTTAACAAATATAAAAATTGGTTCATATCACCTAAAATTGTGTCGCGTATGTTAAATAAATCTGTATTTGACATAGTTTTCATGGCTTTGTTGTTATCTAAACTAACCAAATAGCTTTTAAAATTTTCGATTTCTCTCTTTAAAGTTTCAATGGAGTTTAAATCTAAGAGTTTAATACTAGATTTCGACATTAAATTAGTTCTTATTCCTGTCTTGCCTAAAAGTACTTCTATAAAACTATCTATATTAGCATTAAACTTTGTATATAATTCGTCTGTAGCTTTATGTGTTGCATAACTTGTTGTTTTCCAATGATACAATTTAATCATTAAAAGTATTTCTAAAAATATAACGGTTACTTCTTTTTGAAAATCTGAAAGAGATTGCGAACTAGAAAACTTGTTTTTTAAAGTTTTATTCATATTAGTTTTTTTGTTTTTGCTTAAAAATTTGTATGACTTAGGCATATATATTGTTTATACATAATAATATTTTTAAACGCGTGGCACAAAAGTTTCGCCAAATGTATTCATTGTTTCTAATTTTTCAATAGTTTTTTCTAAATTAGTCGATTTAATGTTTTTGAACAAATATTCTGTTCCTGGTGACATTTCGTTTTTTTTTATTTGTTTATAAACTAAGTCTATTTTTTTTATAATGTTATTAACCACGTCAAGTTGAGTTTTTCTGATGATTTCTTCTTCTGCACTAATATTTTCGCAAAGTAATGAAACGACAAAATATAAAATATACTTACGTTTTCTATGGCAACTACTTGTATATTTTAAAGTAAACAAAGTGAGAAGTGCATTTACTATCTTTTGTATTAATTTACTTCTTTTTTCAGCTTCTTTTAGAAATAAATCCCAAACTAACCATATAATATCCATTTGAAATTTACATTCAACCGGTATTTTATGCCTTCTCTCACATCTTATTTTTTCTTTTCTACCCTTACATAAAATTTCAAATTCGTTAATCCATTCAATCCAATAACATGCGCTTATTATATTATTACCTTCTTGAGAGATATTATATGCGAATTCATTTACAGGAACAAAGAGTTCTTTTGGGTCGTCTTTTAAAAAAACTTCTTCTGCATATTTTCGACTAGGTGCTTTAAATCTATCTGTCATTTGTGTCATATCAAAATCATCTTTTTTAATTTTAATGTCATCAAAACTATGTTTTTTTTTTGCGTCGCATAATACACACATTATTTCACAAAATAGTCGTCTTATTTTACTACAATTTCGCATTCTAATTTCATTATTTACGTAACCGTTATTAACGATTTCCTTAAAATTAGACACTCTTAATTCTAAATAAATTGCTATTTTTGGGTTTCCTAAATGTATGTATTTACTATAAAAATGCAAAATTAATTCCCATAAGTCACTATAATGTCCTGCACATATTAGTTCGGCACTCCAATAACAAGCAGGTTCTATTTTAGAATTTATTAAACTATTTAGTAATTCTTTTTTAACATCTGTTTTTTTAAATTTTGAAAATGCTATTCCTTTAAAATCTGAAGCTTCTCTAATATCATTTATTTCAATCTCTTGCATTATATTAAAAAATTATACAAAAAAAAATAAAAACTATACATATAGATAAAAATGTTTAAATCTGTTACTAAAATTTATAATAAGTTATCTAATTTTGGCAAAATTTTAATATTTATAACGTTATTGCTTATTTTAACTGTATTTTTCAATTCTGCTAACAGTCTAAAAAAACAAGAAGGGTTTCAACAGAGCGACAAATTTTTGTTTAAAACTGGAAACGATGTATACGATGATTTTTATGCTTCAATATATGACTATTTAGTATATAACAATATAAAGAACGAGTATGAAATAGGTGCCATAATAAATGGTACTCAACCAACAGAGGCAAGTATAATTGTTGATATAGGTTCAGGAACAGGACATCATGTTTCAAACATAACCGAAAAAGGCTATAAAGCTATTGGAATTGATATCTCTCCGTCTATGGTTAAAGAGGCTAAAACTAAATATCCGGATTGTAAATTTCAGGTAGGTGATGCTTTAGATACAACACTGTTTAGTTATAGTTCTGTAACGCATATATTTTGCCTATATTTTACAGTTTATTATTTTAAAGACAAGAGGAAATTTTTTGATAACTGTATGGATTGGTTAATGCCCGGAGGATATTTAATAGTTCATTTAGTAGATAGAGAGAAATTTGATCCAATATTACCACCAGGAAATCCGTTATACATAGTGTCTCCTCAAAAATATGCAAAAGAAAGAATTACAAAAACAAAGGTAACTTTTAATGATTTTGTATATGAATCCAATTTTAATTTAAATAAAGAAGCTGATATAGCTACATTTGACGAAAAATTTAAGTTCGATAACGGTAATGTCCGTAAACAACAGCAGAAAATGTATATGGAAGACATGGTAAATATTTTAAATATAGCTCAGGATGTAGGGTTTATATTACAAAACAAAGTAAATTTAGTAAAATGTGCTTACGAGAACCAATACTTATATGTTTTTGTGAAACCTTCATAAAAATCTCAAAATATAAAATGTATATCTACAAAATTGTTGGATGTATAGTATGCCACAATAAATAAATAAAAATAATATATTAAAATATTATATGCATATATTATTTAATATTTTGTGTACATTAATACATGTTATTTTATCATTTGGTTGTTTTATTATTTCGGTAACATCAAATAATATTAATGTTTTATTTGTTTTATTAATATTAATGTCAATAGCTAAGTATTCTTATTACATTTTTAATAGGTGTATTCTAACTTTGGGTGAATATAATAAATATTATTCTGTATTGGCAAAAATATTCTCTAATACATTAACGACAAAGTTAAATGAAACCAAAATGGAAGAAATTTTTATAAATTTTATAATTTTAATAGTGTTAACTAAAATATTATTTTTAATTTTATATAAACATTATGTATAAACATGGATATAAAAAATATAAAAAATAAATTATTAAAATTTTTAAATTCTCAATTCATAGTTTATTTTATTTTATTTACATTTGGTCTTATACTAACACATAACAAATATTCTCCAGTTCGTATAATTATTTCGTTAATATTTTTAAATGTATTTTCACATTTCATACATGTAATGGTACATATAGATAGTATAACGAGTTTTTTCCATTTGTATTTCCACCATAACCATGAGTTAAATGAAAATATTTATTTTAAAACGTTAAGTTTATTTATAGAAACATTTGTCAACATATTTGGTAACTTTCTAATTATTTATTTTATACAAAAAATAATTGGCATTGAGTATATTCCAAATATTATTTTATTTTATTATGGTTTTATATATGTTACAGTACATATTATAAATTATTCATTATTTCATGCAACAAAAACACATGTGTTACACCATGAAAGCAGTGATAATGACAACAAAAAAATATGTAACTATGGTCCTGATATAGTAGATCATATTTTAGGAACAAATTGTGATGATAAATTCGAAAATATGGACCATATTATTCCAAACATTTTAATGTCATATTTAATAACTTATTACGTTTATAAGCCTAAACTATTTTAACGAATTTGTATTTTATACTGCAAAAATACAAATAATAAAATAAAATATATAAAATAAAAAACTTATAAATGATATGTTAGAGCATATATCTTACATATTATTTTTTGGATTGCTAATAATATTTATAGTTTATACGTATATTCGTGTCAAATTCGGATTTTGGGCTATCCAGCCAGTATTTCATGTTTATGACATAAGCTATATGATGAACCCACCTGGAATAATAAACCATGAACTACCAAAAAAAAATAAATATACTAATTTTAAAAATATTGAAACCATTATGTATAACGAAATTACTGACTTACAGAAAAAAAGAATGGCGAATTTTATTAGACTAAATTATTTACGAAATAAAGACAATATTTTCTCTCCAAAAGACGAAAACATAAGTCCATATTTTAAGAGCCATAATGATAAATCGTTCGTTTCTTTTTATACGGAAGACATTTATATTAGCAACTTAAAAAAAGGCACTACTATAAATGATAGAAAACTTATTGGAATTATTACGACAAGACCTCTTCATATTCAAATAAATAATGGTGACCAAGATGCTTTATTTGATGCATATTATGTAGACTACCTATGTGTAGATAAATTTTATAGAAAAAAAGGTATTGCGCCACAGTTAATACAAACGCATCATTACAACCAAAGTCACCTGAATAAAAATATTGTTGTTTCTCTTTTTAAGAGAGAAGATGAACTGACAGGAATAATTCCTTTGTGTGTTTATACGACGTATGGGTTTCCAGTTACATCTTGGACTAAACCGGCAAATTTAGATGCGAATTATTCTTTGCTTGAAATAAATGCGCAAAATATTCGTTTTTTGGTTGATTTTATTAAAACAAATAATAATAAATTCGATATTTTAATAACTACCGAAATAACGAATATTGTTGAACTAATTAATACAAAAAACATGTTTGTTTATGTAATTATGGTAGATGATGAAATTATATGTTGTTATTTTTTCAGAAAATCGTGTGTCCAAATAGAGAAAAACTTAGAAGTATTAAGTTGTTTTGCATCAATAAATAATTGTGACGACAATATTTTTATTCATGGTTTTAAAATAAGTTTTTGGAAAATAGCAGCCGAAAATTATTTTGGATTTGCTGCAATAGAAGACATATCAGATAATAATATTATAATTAATAATTTAACATTAAAAACACCTGCTTCTATTAAAAGTCCAACAGCATATTTTTTTTATAATTTTGCTTATAATACGTTTAAATCAAACAAGGTATTATTTATCAATTGATACATGAAACATTTGTAGTTTTTGTTGCTTTTATAATTTCTTTACTTTTTTGCCTTTTTGCTTTTCTTTGCCTTTTTGCTTTTCTTTGCCTTTTTGCTTTTCTTTGCCTTTTTGCTTTTCTTTGCCTTTTTTTGTCTTTTTTTCACCTCTTATTGTATCAACCTCTAACAAGTCATCAAAATCTTTCCAAAGTACAATTTCACTAGGACCTTCTAAATCTTCTGCACTATACTTTTTACCTGATACCAAATTTTTTTCATCTATTATAGTGCGGTCATATGTGTCTTCAAAATATTTTTTTTAACCAAATTATGATAAGCCGTATTACTTTTTCCTCCAGAATATTGCTCGTTAGGATCACTATAAATCATTATTTTTTCGTCAAAAGGTTCTATTTTTTCTTCAATCATTTCGCGAACATTACCATTGCCAATGTCTAAAAGAATAGGGTTTCTTCTGGTTTTACATCTTTATGAAATTGTCTATATATTATAGTATCTTTTTCCATAATATATAGTTAAATAATAAATAAACGTAACATGTAAAATATAAAACTAAAAATATAAAATATAAAATATAAAACTAAAAATATAAAATATAAAATATAAAACTAAAAATATAAAATATATATTGATATTAATTTTTTATTTATCATCTTCATTGTCACTATCCGTTTCAGATGCTTTTTTTGCAACAGAAGGGCTTTCACATTCTTGACAAATTTTTCCTAATTCAATATAACTTTTTCTCTGTTCTTTCCCTAAAAGTTTGCATTTTCTTATTAATTTATTTGTTAAATTAAAATTATTTATATCATTTTTTAGTTCTTGTGGAGGCAAAAATACTTGTGGGCCATTTTCTAGAAAAAATATTTGATTTCTTTTATTATAAAATAATATTGGGTTTTCTTCTTCGTCTAATTCTATAATTCCACAAGTGCAATAATTAATATGTTCTACTTCATCGCCTTTTCTACACCTATTATCTATTGTATCAACATCATTGATGTATTCACTAAAAAAATCTTGAGCCTGCTCTTTGTTATTAAACAGAAAAATTTTTGGCGGATTTATTGTGATAGATGTAAGTCTTATTCTGGCTTCTTTATCTTCGTGATATTGGAATTCATAACAACCTTCATGTTTATTATGTATTATAATATAATTTGCCATTTACCTATAATTATATATTTAATTTGGTTTAAATAGTTTACATATATTATATTTTTTACAACACAAATTATCTCACGTATTTACCAACACGAGCAAATGAATCGACAATAAAAATAATAAATATTCCTAAAAAAGAATATAATATTACTTCTTCCGTTACATTACTAGTTTTTTCGTCTTGTTGTTCTTCTAATAAAGAAATCATATAGTTTAGTTTTTGTAATAAAACATCTTCACTATGCGTTTCAGAAACATAATTTTGTAAATTATAATACGGTTTATTTACAGGATTTTTTACAGGATTATATCCAGACATTAACTGTTTATAGTATTCTGCATTTGTTTTTTCATTACCATAGTTACTATAGTCGTTTAATTCTAAATTATCTGTAGAATAAATAGGTTGAGGTGCATGTCCTAATGTTTTAAACATTAAATTTGTTTGGTTATTTTGACTATTCATATTCATCATATTTTCGGTTGAAATAGTTTTGTTTACTCCAGCTGATTGAGGCTTGGGTGGAGGGTTAAAGTTATCTAGGTTGCTACTATCGTCGTCGTCATCAGACCTTGAGTTGTTATGTATTTTTTCTAAAACAGAATTAACTTTATCGCTATCAAAATTTTCTTTAGGATAAATTTTTTGCGTTTTATTATGTGTTTGACGTTTTTTATTTATTAAATTATCTGCGTCATTTGTTACAGTTTCTGTTTGATTATCATTAAATGGAGCCGCAAACATTGCTAAAGACATTCTTAATAAAAATTTAGATAATAATTTACTAAACAGACTGAAATATAATTTTATGCTAAAAAAATATATAATAATATTTATATAATGAAATTTAAGCTTGTGAGTAAAAATAATTTTGGCGTTGCTCTAAGTTTGTTGCTTGTAATATTGTTAAGTCAAACCAGAGTTTTTAACTTTTTATTAGTTACACCTTTAGGAAGAATTTTATTAATTTCTATAATATTGTCATTAGCATATGTAAACAAAATTTTAGGAGTAGTAGCGGTTTTATTTGTCATTGTTATATTTAGTATAAGCGGAATTGGGTCTTTAGAAGGATTTACTGACGGCAAGGATGATAAAAAAGATAACTCTACAACAGCCGCAGAGACAGCACCAGCAACACCAGCAACACCAGCAACACCAGCAACAACAACATCAACACAAGCAACAACAACAACACCAGCAACAACAACAACACCAGCAACAACAATAGCAAATACAGCTGCCAATCTTGTTAAAGCGTCTACAACCAGCGCAGAAGGGTTTGACATAATTGGAACAGAAAATTACATTAAAAGAGGCAAACAATCTAATCAAATACCCGTAAGCCTACATATGAGAGAATCAGAAAATATATCTCCTTTCGATGGTTCGTTTTCTGATTTATTTTCTTCTTTTATAAAATAATATATAATTAATATATTAAAGTATGAAATACTTAATGTACTATATATTTTTTATAATAATTATTATAGCTTTTGCATATTTTAATTCTTTGCATGACGCAGAAGGGTTTACACCGACCATAAGAGAAATGTATAGGCCTTATACAAGACATGCGCGTATACGTGGAACTGATTTTTATAATAGGCAAATAAAAAGACTAGCTAATTTACTGAAAAAAATGGGAATTGTATAAAAAAATAATATAATATTTTAATATATTATTTTTATATAATGAGTAATATAGATTTAAAACTGGAAAACAATAATATCCAAACGGGAGGCAACAAATTTTTAGCTCCTTTGTTTCAGTCATTATCATGGACAAATAAGCATATTATGTATTTAAATAACAGTAAATTTTTTGCAGGTATCATAATGATACTTCTTAATGTTGGTTCTAAATTTATTTCTATACAATTTAGTAAGTCAACCGAAGAATATATGAAATACAGCGTAAGTAAACAGCTTCTAGTATTTTCTATGGCATGGATGGGTACCCGTGATATTTATACAGCATTAGGTTTAACTGCAATTTTTACAATTTTGTCGGAACATTTATTTAACGAAGAAAGTAGTTTATGTATTGTTCCGCCTAGTTATAGAGTTCTACATAAACTTATAGACACAAATGATGATGGTGTTGTTACTGAAACAGAAATATCAGCTGCAATAGCAGTTTTAGAAAAGGCAAAGAGAGAGAAACAACGCAAAGAACAAAAACAAGCCTTTTCAAAGTTTGACTTTTATAAATATGATTATGACAACAAATAATTTATTTACGTTTTTTTGTATAATTTTGTGTAGGTCGTTTATGTTTTTTTGTATAATGATTTAAATTAACCGTATATTTTTTCGTATTATTTTTGTAATGTTTTCTTCCAATATTTTTAGCGGTTTTTGTATTATAATTATAAATTGGTTTTATAACATAAGGTTTTCCTGTAAATTCTGAATAAGCCTTTCTTATAGCATTCCATTTGCTTTGACAGTTTAATTTTTCAAGTTCTTTTGGAGTAATTGTTGTTCCTGGGTGTAATTCTAAATCTATGCTTATATAAGTTATATAAAACGGTTTTTTTGGGTCTTTTTTGTTTAAATAATTTTTAACATAATGTTTATTACTATCTTTATTACTATGTGGATAACTTTTATTATAATAATTATTTATATTGTAAACATTTTGTCCACCTTTTATTGAGTTACAATCGTCTAAACCTTTAAATGATGGGAACAACTTTTTATATTCTTTAATAAAATTACAAGTAGCTTGTTTAGCATCTTCACTTGATGTATCGTATTTTGTTAAAATTGAGTTCATTGATTTGCCGAATATAGTCATTATATTAGGGAATAACTTAAAGTTGTTTTTAACTTCTTCTGTTTGGTTATAATAACTACTACCAAAAATAGTAAACAAAATATATATTGGAGGTATAACTATATAAAAGTCTGTGTTTTTTTGAATTTCACCAAGAAATTTTAAATTATTATCTGCATCTAAAATAGTTTCTCTCTTAAATATAGTTATTCTTTCGTTTGGATACATAAAATTAAATGAAACCAATTCATAATGCGCGTTTTGGTAATATAAAAATAAATAATGGGTCCAATCATTAAATTCTTCTGTAGGATAAACCTGAATAGGTTTTGTTATATGGTCTCTACCAAATGGTATAATTTTAATTTTTAATGTTGAATTTAAAGCTTCTATTGTGTTAGTATCAGCCCAATAATTATCACTTAAAATGTAATTTTTAATATCGTTTTCATTGTTTATATCTATTGCGTAAAAAGGATTGTCATATAATTCTGCTTGAGTATTTTTATCAGGCATTTCATCTATATGATTTACCAAAAAATTAGGATTTATTTTATAAATATTTGTTAGTACATCTTTATAAGTTCCATTTTCAATTTTACCAATAGTTTTTTTCATACTCTGAATACTATCTTTGAATTGTCTATTTAAATCTTCTGCGTTTGAAGTAGGAATGGATGAGTATCCTCCTGTTGCATCTTCTTTTATTTTTACTAAAAAAAAGTCTAGTACAATTTGACGCAAATTATCTTTTGTAAAAGGTGTTTTATCTCCATAGTTTTTGTATATTATTTTATTTTTGTTTTTAGAGTTATAAAAATTTATGGCATCTGCAACTGCCAAAAATAAACATTCACCTTTTCCTTCATTTTTAATTACGTCTAACATTTTAAGGGATGTGTTATAGGCGTCATCGTTTAAATTTATATCTGTCGGTTTATCTTTTACGTCAGTATTAGTGGATATAGCTAAAATATTTTTTATAAAATCGCGATAATCTGTAATATTTTTATAGACAAAATTTATAGTTGAATAATAACCGCTAAAATATTTTTTTAATATTTCATTTGTTCTATCATTTGATTTCATTAATGGAATATGCTGTACAACCTCTTCCGCAACAGAAGAAATACTTGATTTGCTAGATAAAAGAGTATCTTTAGATGATTTTGTTGGCACGCTTGTACTTGTTTCTGAACCTCTGGTTGTCATAGTATCATCTGTAGTAGTTGATGAATTTCTATCCGACATAAAATCGTCTGTAATTGATGAATCCCTCGATGAAGTTAAATCATCTCTAGCTTCTGTGTCTGTGTCTGTGTCTGCGTTTGTGTCTGATGTGTTAAATTTAGATATACTATTATTATCATTATTAATGTCTGGAATAGTTTTTGAAAAACTAGATTTATTTGTAACGTTTATATCAGATGTAGTAGCATCAGGGGTAGTAGACCTTTTTTGGTCATTTGTAGTAGAAGCTGTAGTTGTAGTAGTAGATACATTTGGACGAGCTACATTAGTAGTAGATACATTTGGACGAGCTACATTAGTAGTAGATACATTTGGTCGATTTACATTAGTAGTAGATACATTTGGACGAGCTACATTAGTAGTAGATACATTTGGACGAGCTACATTAGTAGTAGATACATTTGGACGAGCTACATTAGTAGTAGATACATTTGGACGAGCTACATTAGTAGTAGATACATTTGGACGAGTAATATCAGCAGTAGTAACAATAGATTGGTTTATTTCTTTATTCTGTATTGTTTCACTTGCTTTAGTACCATTATAGTTTTGCCCGTAAATTATATTTAAATCGTCATCTGTAGCGTTACCTGACAAATCCGCATTTGTTTTGATTTTCCATGAACCTTTTGTCCATTGTAGATCTGTAATTAAATAAGGGTTTTTATTTATATAAATAACACTACCTTTGGGCAATACTGTGTCTAGAGTTATTTTTATATTATTATCTATATACCCATTATATTTAGCGTTTGACAAAGTTTTTTTTTGACTATTTTTGTTATTATTTAATAGTGATTCAAATAAACCCTTATTTAAAAAACTACTTATCCTCATATTTTCTGGAATGTAATCTACCGATTTTTCACTTATTTTTATTAAAGGATCAAAATAAATTTTATCGTTTTTTCCATTTAAATCTGTTTTTACCATACTAGGTTTAAAATCTATTTTTTGATATCCAGGAATACTAGTATTTATTGTTATTTTTAATTCATTATGGATATCATAATTAGAAATAGAATTCGATATCATACTTATAATATTATTATATGTTAATTTTTAAATATAATAATATTATATTCGACACTAAATATTTTATATAAACATATTTTAATGGAACGTAGACATTTTACAAAGAAATTACGTAAATACTCAAATCCAGCACAAGCACAAAAAATGGCATATAAATATTTGGGAAAAACCGCAAAATTATTCCCAGCTAATAACCCTCAAAAAAAATATAAAATATATGATCAAAAAAATGGTAAATGGATAAATTTTGGCCAAATAGGGTACGAAGATTTTACTAAACATAAGAACAAAACAAGAAGAAACAATTATTTAACAAGAACAAAAGGCATGCGCGGTAACTGGAAAAAAAATCCATACTCAGCGAATAATTTATCTAGAAATATATTATGGTAGCTAAAAATTTAAAATTATTTTTTGCGTATTTAAATCATTATTTTCCATAATTGTTTCTAATGACTTAACATTATTGTTCGCCATAGTATCACTAGTTAAAAATGTTATTAAATCAAGTATAACTTTTTTTTTGTCTTCGGTCCATTGCTCGTTTAATGCTACCGTTAACTCAGATGAATAAAAACTACTTAAGTTATCCTTATAAAAAATCTTGACATTTTTTGTCTGTTCCATATGGTTTGTTATTATAGCATAATAGTAATTTAGACACAAACTAATTATAGAGCAATTTTTATATGTTTCCATTAATTTTTTTAAGCCATTTTGGGCGCAAGAAAACAAAATTTTTATTCTTGGATGTTTTTCCATTCCGTCTTTTGTTAAAAATGAAGTACATGCTACTTGTATAGGATTATACATAAATTGTAAATCTGTTTTGTTAGATTTATAGAACAGACGACATATGGACTGAAAAGGTCCTGGTTCTTGTAAATAAATAACATTATTCTGTATTAATATTTTTGTCCCGACAGGTTTATTTCCGAGTATAGCTAATTTAATTATAACTGACAATGGGTCTAATAATACGGATTTTATATTTAAATTTTGATTATTTTCTGGTAAATTATTCGTGGTATTCATTTACATAATAATGTGAAAAGTTTTTATTATTTTTTGATTTATATTATTTTTGATTTATATTATTTTTGATTTATATTATTTTTGATTTATATTATTGTTTGATTGTATCTATAAATTCATTAACTAACTCTTGAGGTATGTTATCAAATTTTATTAAGATTTTATTTAACTCATATTGTTTATAATATTCGGCATTGTCAGCCATCTTTTTTTTAAAAAAATCTGGATCATCTATACATTTTTGGGATGTTTTCGGTCCACATTTTGGAAAAACAGAAGGGATATTATCACTTACATCACCCATAATAATTTTGATTTCCAAATCGTTTTGTGAATTTCCTGTTGAACTTTTACTTTCAGCTAAATTTTTATAAGCCAAATTATATAAAAACACATGGTCACTACTTAACTGTAAATAGTCTTTGTCGCTTGTAATAATATAAATTTTACATGAAGGATATATTCCAAGTAAATACTTTACTGATAGTGCGATACAATCGTCTGCTTCTAGTTTAGGGTGTTTTACAATAGCATGTGCTCCTCCTTTTTGAAAGAGTTCATCTTTATACACCATGTTAAAAAAGGGTTTTCCTTTAAAATTTTCATTTTCTCTATTCGCTTTATATTTTGGAAACAAATTCATTCTCCAAATATTTTCTCTTTTACAATCTTTTCCAACAATAATAAAAGGTTTAGTTTCTTTATCTAATTTTAATTTTTTTGGTATTGATAACAAGTTATCTAAAAATGTTTTTTTAAATTTTTCTACAAATATATCATTATTATATGGATCATCTAATATAATTTCTGGGTGCGCGTTATTTAACCACTGAATTGTAGCAAAATATCTATAGAAACAATAATAGCTCCCGTCTATAAATATGAACGTAGGTGTTTGGTTATTATCTTTTTCAAGTTGTGTAAATACATTATGCATTATATTATATTAAATAATTATTTAATTTGTTATTATAATATATATATAAATGAACCTAAAAAGACAATATATAATTTTGATTACTATAATACTTATTTGTATATATCATAAAATAATACAAAATAAATTAGAAAAGATATTTTTTGGAAAATATATAGGTTATAATAGTATAACAAAAAGGCCGTTACATATTTGTAAAAATAACTTTTATAAAAAATATGTTCACTGCTTAGGATTACCATCTGGTCATGCTGAAACTGTAACAATAGGATGTTGTTTATTGTATTTTTATAAAATAATATCTATACAGTTATGCTTATTATTTATATTTTTAGTGTCTTTGCAAAGAATTTTAACAAAAAAACACACCATTTTTCAAGTAATAGTTGGCATTATTCTTGGGTATATTTATTTTACAATATATAAAGTTTACAAATTAAGTATATATTCTTTTTTAATCGTGTTTTTTATAGCATTAATTATGATATCATATATTTATTCTGTAAGTTATTCTGTAAGTTATTCTGTAAGTTATTCTGTAAGTAGGTTCGCATGAAAAAGTTCGTTTATTACTTGTTCACTTATATCTTTGCAATTATTTTTGGTTAATGTATATGTTACTCCATGAGCCATTGCTATCGCAAGTTGTGTTTTTACAAAATCGTCACTTGGTCTAAACTGAACGTTTTTTGTTTGTACGCCCTTTAAATACTCATATAACTTACACAAAAACTCATATATTTGTTTTTGATTTCCTTTTGAAGGATTTTTTATACACCCATCAATAATTTCAGTTGTAAAATCTATAATATTTGCACGGACTTCGTGAGGTAAAAGGTTAATTGCATTTGTAGGTTCAATAAGCATAGAATTTAATAACTTTATAGCGGTTTCTTTTGGAGAGACATTAAATAAATTAAAAAGTATATCATACCATAATTCTTTAAAACTACTATTTATCTCATACATTATACCAAAATCAAAAACTCCTATTTTGTATTTGTATTTTTCATTACTATTTTCGTCTTTTATAAATAATATATTACCTGCATGTAAATCTCCATGTGCGAACCCGTGTATAACGGTTGTTACAATGCCGAATTTAACGACTTGCTTTGAAAATTGTTCGTAATCTTTTTCTTCAACTTCGTTAAGTTTCATACCATCAATAAATTCCATTACTATAAAATTCGAATACTTATCCGTAATTTCTTTATAAACTTCAGGTATAACTACATATTTTAAATTTTGACAGTTCTCCCTCATTTTAACGATATTTTGTACTTCTTTGGAAAAATTTGTTTGGTCTCTGATAATATAAATATTTTTTTTTATAATTTCGCTAATCTGGTACTTTTTAAATTGTGGTATTAAGTTAAATATATTTATAAAAAAATATAAATTTTCAATAGCTTCTTGTAATTTTGCGTCAATATTATTGCGTTTCATTTTGATTATGACTTTTTGTTGCGTATCTTTTTTGTAACCTTTAAATACAAGTGAAATCATTCCAGAATTGATTGGTTTTTCGTACATTCCGTTGTCCATATGAATGTTATATTCATTTCTTAAATATAAAAATTCTTCAAACCTAGTATCACTATAGTTCCAAGGCGCGTTATCTGTAAATTTAATTAACTCGTTATTTGTTTTTTCATCAATAAGTTGCTTATTTGACGCTATTGATTGAAATACCTTTACATATAAAATATTTATAGAAGCTAATTCATGGACTAGCCGTTTAATAAAATAATAATAATCTTTATAAATAAAATAAACTGTTAATTCTGTGCTTATCACGTAAAAAACTCTTAATAAAAATAAAATTCGGCTTAAAAATATATACATTTATATATTACAGTTTATCTTTTCTATAAATTGTTTTATACGTATAAATATTTTATGAATAATAGCACCCATTATTTTTTCAGCATAAGCAGGCATATTTAAATTATTTTCAAAAATAATGGTAACATTAAAATCAATTTTATGCGGTGTAATTATATCACATTTACAAATCATGTTTTTGATTTTTAGTAAAACCGCATCTGTCGGAATAAAATCAGGCTTATTGCTCGCTACTGTTTGCGATAAAAATGTAATGCTATCTTTTTCAATAATTTTTTTTATAAAAATATGTGAATATTTTTGAGGAATTCCTATATCTTCAAAAAAATGTTTTATAAGAAATATACAAGTAGCTTCATTATCGTTAATAATATCCATATCTATTTTTTCGTATATATCACCATTTAATTGATACATTAGTTTTATCAAGTTAAAGTCAATTATGTTAGGAAGAATAATATTTGTGTTTTCAATACTACAAATAGCGTTATATATATTTTCTGCGGTTTTTATGATTTGTAACCCTCCTTTTTCTAATATAACATTTGTATTCATTTACTTTTAGTTTGAATAATAAATGAATAAAAATAACGATTTAATTTATTTACCAATTTGTTAAATGCTTAAGTCCAGACCAAAAATCTTGTTGTTTTTGTTTCACTTTTTCAGTCTGTTTTGCATAATAAAATGCTAATGCAACAGATTCTTCATCTTTCAATTTATTCTTATGATACAGTTGTTTCATGGCCTCTTCCTTTTCCAACGGAGTTAAAGTAGTGGCGTCTCTATGGCGCCTATATTCATCTACATTTTGAAATTTCGGTATTTTGTTATAGTCTTCCTCCGTAACAGGAATTACTGATTCTACATACGCTTGTCTTAAATCTGTATAGCCCATTCCATCACTACTAAATAGCGAACCAGAAGTAAAATTACTATCATATGACATAAGAGATGTTCCTGCGCGTGAAGAAGCTGTTATTTCTGTAACCCCTTTATATTCTGTTAAGCTTTGCACAGTCTTCTTATGTTTATCCATCTCTTTAGACATATTGGCTTTTGATACGTTAGGTGTGAAAACAATATCTTCATCTGATTTTAGCCAATTACCATAACCAGTTTCTTGTGCGCTATCTTCCAATTTATGTTTATCAAATTGGTCATTAAACCATTTATTAAAATTTGAAGGGTCCTTAATTTTAGAATTTTTATCAAAAATCGTGTCGAGAATATCGGTTTGTGATTGAGTAAAATAATCGTTTTCGTCAAGCTTTTTTTTGGTTGTTTTATTTTGAAATTCATAAATTCCCTGTAATTTTTTGTATGCGTTTGCGAAAAAAATAAAATACTTTTCGTCAAGACGTGACTTGTCTGGGTGTGTTTTTAATACAATCTTTTTACATTCTTTCATTACATTTTCATTTAAACTATTATTTTTTAGTCCAAATAATTTAAAAAGATCTTCGCGTGAGTAGTTTTCAATATTTAAATCTATATTGTTATATGATGTGTTGTCATATGTTGAAGGAACAAAAGTAGCTTCTTCTTTCGAGTGAAATGGGTTTAATCCTTCAAAAGGATCTGCCTTATATTCATTTTCACCTTGTGTAATTCTTACGCCTATTGCTTTGTTTTGACTTTTAAGTTTATTATAAAAATCTACCTGGTCTGTATTTTCACAAGAAGGCGTTTCATGTATTTTTATGCCAATTTTCGGACAAATATTTTTATGTTTGTCATGTTTGCCGTTCATTATTAAATATTAAAATAATATTATATTTAATATTATTTTAATCTAAATTATAAAAAAAATACTAATAAAAAGAACACTTACATTATATTATAATGGTTCCAATTGATATTGTAAATAAAATATTACTTTATGTCAGTGAAATAAATGATAACATTATTATAACTCAATATCACCCAATTACAAATAAAAAATACTATAAAATAAATTTAAATTCTGATTTATTATGGAAAATAAAATCGACACTTATAATGAAAAGAATTTATCCAATTCGCGATGGAAATTTTTGTAATAAAAATAACATAAATCTTTATAAATTTGGGATACCTCATTACGAGAAACAATTAAGGAATAATAAAATTTCTTAAATATTATAATTGTTATTATAATTGTTATTATAATTGTCCTAAGATATAATATAAATGAAAGCGCTTAGAATGGATCTAGTATTTTCATATTGGATATATTTATGGTACATATTATACGCGTTTAAATTTATAAAGTATAGTCCAAAACTAGCATTAACAATAGGACTAATAGATAATATAGTTATGCTGTTCCTCATGATACATTTTGGTTCAAGTAAAAAAACAATAGTCACATTTATAATTGTAAACACATTAATAAAAATTGTGCCACTTTATTATTTGAGAGCGGAACGTATCAAAGTAAAAGATCTGCTATTTACATGTGTTTTATTTGCGGTATTCGTGTTATGGTTACATATAAATAGACAAAGTTTAATAGGTAATTTAAAATTAGTACATGATTCACTATTATATAATAAAAACAAAACGCCAATTATGAGTTTATTAGCGAAAATAGAAAAAAATTTTAAAAACTTACTTATTTTATAAAAAAATAAATAATTGTAAAAAAATAATGATATAAATAGATAATTATACTCATATAAATGGTGTATTTTAAAATACTTTTAATATGCGGAATGTTTTTTACAATGAAAAATGCTGACGGGTTGTTAACAAAAATAAGAAACAGAGTAATTTCAACAAAATTAAACAATAAAAGTCCGTTTGCACGCAAATATTACGAACAGTACCTACAAAAAAATCATACAAATGAAGTTAATGATATAAATTTACAAAAAAATGGTTATAAAAAATATCCTTTAACTAGGCCTGATTTTGCAGAAAAAATTCGCCGTTTGAATTCAAAAAATACAACAATACAAAATAATAGTATTTTAGGTTTAGATGACGATTTTGAAGACGATGATTTTGAAGATAAAAATAAACAAAATGAAAAAAATGAAAATATGCCAAGACTACATATAGTACTAAACAAGTCTCAATTCTTAAAATCATTGGGTATAAATATAGAAAACGAACCCAGTAGTGAATTTGGTCCTGAGACAGAAACCGAAAATCAATTCAAAAGAGACTATGAAGAAAATAGAGATAGAGATAGAGCGAATTATATTGAAAAAGAAAATATGAAATCAAAGAATTTCGAAGTAACTAATAATTTTAATATATTTTTTAAAGACGTTGGCGGATACGATAATGTTAAAAAAGAGTTAGAACAATGTATCGATATTTTAAAAAATTATAAAAAATACATGAAGTATAACGTAAGAATTCCAAAAGGGTTAGTTCTAGAAGGACCCCCTGGAACAGGTAAAACTTTGTTAGCAAAAGCACTCGCAGGAGAATCAAAGTGTAATTTTATTCCTGTTTCTGGCTCAGATTTTCAAGAAAAATACGTTGGTGTTGGCTCTACAAGAATAAAAGAGTTATTTACGCTAGCTAAAAAAAATGTACCATGTATTATTTTCATTGATGAGGTCGATGCATTAGGAAGAAAAAGGTCAGGCGACGGCGAAAGTTCGTCAAGTGAGAGAGATAACACTCTAAATGCTTTATTAGTTGAGTTAGATGGATTTAAAAATAACACTGGTATTTTTCTCGTGGCTGCTACAAATCGTATAGACCTATTAGATGCAGCCTTAATAAGACCAGGTAGAATAGATAAAAAAATATATATTGGACTTCCCGATAGTTCTACACGTAAAGCAATCATTAATATACATATAAATGGTAAACCATACTGCGATAAAATAGGAATTGATGATTTGGTTGAAATTACAGAAGGACTAACAGGTGCACAAATCGAAAATCTATTAAATGAGGCAATGTTAAATGCTTTAAGATGTAATAATACGCAATTTTGTTTCAAAGATTTTGATTTTGTGATGAACAAAATGATGGCGGGATGGCAACCGACAGAACACGAATTTACTACAGATATAATAGACCATATAGCTATACATGAGATGGGTCATGCTATTGTTGGTTTTCTCTCTAAATTCCATTCTAAGATGTCAAAGGTTGTGATAAATTTGTCTTCACCCAATAGCCCAGGCTATACTGTATTTAAAAGTTCTACATCAAATATTTATACGAGAGAGGCGTTATTCGAACATTTGATGATTTTGTTATCAGGAAGAATTGCTGAAGAAGTGTTTTATAATGTGAGCGTTACAACAGGTGCAATAAATGATTTTGAAGAGGCATTAAAACTAGCTGAGAGAATGGTTGTTTATTATGGTATGGGAACGAATATAATATATCCAAGTTTGAGTGAAAAATATAAAGAATTGATAGATAATGATGTTATTGATTTAATAAACAATGCTTATAATTACGCTGAAATTATAATAATGCATAGTAAAGATTTAATATTTGAGACCTCTGAAATTTTGAAGAGAGATAAAATTTTAAAAGCTGATAAAATTGAACAGTTAATAAATAACAAGTATAAATACTTGCTTGATTTAAAAATAGAATTTGATTAGATTTTTTAGAAAAAAATATTATTTTATATTTATTATATATTTATTAGTTAAATATATAATAAAATAAATTAGAACATAATATATAATGTGCGGCATATTTGGAATAGTTACAAATAAAAATGAAGATATTTATAATTTAATTATTAATGGTTTAAAACAATTACAAAATAGAGGATACGATTCTGCGGGACTATCTGTAATAGAAAATGGAACATTAAAAATTCATAAATTTGCTTCTACTGATACACAAGACGCTCTAGCAAAATTACAAAATTTAAATTTAACGTCACAAGAAAAAATAACTATAGGTATAGGTCATAACAGATGGGCTACTCATGGAATAAAAAACGATATTAACTCTCATCCTCATTTATCAAATAATAAAAATTTTGTTATAGTACATAATGGTATAATAGAAAATTATAATGAATTGAAGGAACACCTAATAAAACATGAATATAAATTTTATTCACAAACAGATACAGAAGTAATAATAAATTTAATAGAATATAATTTTGCTCTTACGAAGAATGTGTTTCTTTCAATTCAAAACACGATTTATGAATTAAAAGGGACATACGGTTTATTAATTATGTGTTTGCATGAGCCTAATAAATTATTTTGTGTAAGAAATGGTTCACCTTTATTGATTGGAAAGAATAAAGATTTTGTTATTATTACTTCAGAACAAAGTGGGTTTTGTGGCATGATGAATAACTATATAACATTAAATAATGATGATATATGTACCATAGAAAAACAGAAAAATAGCATAAGTGTCGAAACAACATGTAAGTATGCCGAAAAAAATGTATCATTAATAGCAACAGAAACATCTCCTTATCCATATGTACACTGGACACTAAAAGAAATAAATGAGCAACCTAATACAGTAATAAATGCTATTAACAGAGGTGGTAGAATAAAAAATGGATCGGAAGTTAAACTTGGTGGTCTAGAGAGAAATATAGATTTACTGAAGAATATTAACAATATTATAATATTAGGTTGCGGGACATCATATTTTGCAGGATTATATGGTATGTATTTTTTTAAACAAATATGTAATTTCAATACAGTACAAGTGTTTGATGGCGCCGAATTACAAGATTACGATATTCCGAAAATAGGTAATACAGCATTTATTTTAATCTCTCAATCTGGTGAAACGAAAGATTTACATAGATGTATTCAAATTGCAAAAACAAATAATATAACAACAATCGGAATAATTAATATGGTTGACTCATTAGTAGCGAGAGAAGTAGACTGCGGAATTTATTGTAATGCTGGTAAAGAAGTTGGTGTAGCTTCTACAAAAGCATTTACAAGTCAAGTAGTATGTTTATCTATGGCTGCAGTGTGGTTTTCTACAATACAGGGAATTAATGAAAAAAAAAGAGAAAAAATAATGAATGATTTAAATAATTTGGCAAAAGACGTACAAGTTACGATAGACGAATGTAAAGATTTAGTAATGAAATTGGCTGAAAAAATGACAAATGCATCTAATCTATTTTTATTGGGTAAAGGGAGCGATGACTGTATTGCTAAAGAAGGTTCTCTAAAAATAAAAGAAATGTCATATATACATTCTGAAGGATATTCAGCAAGTTCATTAAAACATGGTCCTTTTTCTCTCCTTGACGAAAAATTTCCTGTAATCATTTTAAATCTTGATATAGAACATCGCGCAAAAATATTAAATTGTTGTCAAGAAGTAAATTCAAGAAACTCTCCAATTATATTTATAACAAATGATAAGACTATAAAAAATGAATTATCATGTGATACTATTTATGTTTCAGAAAATAAAACATACGCTTCTTTACTAGGTCTAATTCCTATTCAGTTATTATCTTATTACTTATCTGTTAACAAAGGTATTAATCCAGATAAACCTAAGAATTTAGCAAAAGTAGTTACGGTAGAATAAATTATTATTTTTAAATATCTAATGAAACTGTATTGCTAGCTGACTTCTTACGGCGTCCACTACGTTTTGGCATATTTCCTTCTGATTGAAGTTCTTTTAGGTCGCTAATACTTATTGTGCTATTGTCGTTAGCATTATTCATATTTGTAGGAGACATTTGTGGTTGTTGCTGTGGTTCTTGAATATTTATAGTTTTGGTTTTTAGTCCAGAGAGAATATCTGATATATCGCTTGGACCTTTCATTTCAGGACGTTGTGTTTGTTGTTGTCTTCTACTGGTTCTTTCTTGAAAATCAGGGCGTTCAAAGTTCTCTCTAAGACTAATTCCATCATCTGTAAAATTACTGCGACTATAATTTAAATCTGGTCTAGTAGCATAATTATTATTACCAGGTCTTACTGACGGTGGTGGAATAGAGTTCGGACCCTGAGTAGCTAATGGAGGAGGTGGACCCATGCCTTGTGGAACTTGAACTTCTGGGTTCATTAGGCCTGTCATAAATCCAGAAAATCCTGGACTTGATTGTGCCATTGAATTTACTGCTGCATTTTGGAAAGAACGCATTAAGTCTGGATTTTGGCGTAAAATATCATCCATTCCTGGCATTGCGGATTTAAACATAGTATTTGTCATGTGAACCATCATAGCACTACCTCCTAATTGAAAAAGGAGTTTTAATTCCGGCGCCATAGATGCCTTACTTTTATATTTTTCGTGTAATTCTGAAAAAATCTCGTCATAGTCGTTTAGGTTTTCGTTTATTTGGTCGCTCCAGCCGTCTAATTTAATATCGAACGGGTCAAACTTGTTATTTAAAAATTCAATTCCATTAATAACAGCCATTAACATATTGCCCTGAAATTTAACTGAATTTTGCTTAGATTTCTCTTCCATAATTGTCTCATATTCACCTATCATTTCTTGAAGTGAAGTCTCCATCGTGTATTTTTTAGATAATTCTACTCCTTTTTTTTCTAGGGTCTCAAGTTTTCTTAAATATTTAAATTTTTCTCTCAACATGTCTTCTTTGTTTAATTTTGGTTCCATAGAGATATTTCTATCTGGATTAATAGGAATATTATTGAATTTAGAAAAACCGTCCCATGTTTTTGTTTCGTTTTCTGTTTGTGCGGTTGATTCTCCAATTGTATTATCATTAAATCTGACAGACTGTTTTTCTTCATAAACAGAACTTGGAGAATTGAATAAATCAGACTTAGGATTAAAAGAACTAAAAGAACTGGTCGGAATGTCTTCCACTAAATTATTCAAGTCATTTTCTAAATCGTTTAAATCATCTAAATTAATGTCACTACTGCTTTTTCTATTATCTTTAACTTTATCATTCATTAAAAGTTCTATACCTCCGCCAAAATTTGTTTTAGATGTATTTTCCCAACTATCATTCAAGTCAAGCTCAGTAATTTCTATTATGTCAGACATTATTAATAATTAATTAGAACATTTAATTTTAAGTAATACGAATTAAAATATATATTATTTATTTTTAATTTATTAAATTTAATAAATTAAAAATATTATAATTATTTATAAACTTATTATTCATTTATTTCTGTAAATTTAAAATATATATACCCATCTTCGCTCTCTGAATAAAGTTTTTTACAATTAATTTCAACAATTTGGCAATCATCTACATATAATTTATCGTTTAATGCATCTAAAACAAATTTTACCATGTTATCTAAATCTTTGTTATTAACATTATGTTTTGGAGAAGTATCTTTTAATATATTTATGTTTTTGCCTGTTTTATAATGTGATTTTGGTCTTTTACAATAAAAATATAAAATACATTGTATTGGCTTTTGCATTTTTTCTGTAGGCAAATTATCAATTAATTTTATAAAGTCGTCTTTTTCTTTTTTAGATGGGTCATATGTTCCGCCGAATTTCCTATGTCTATGACGTTTTAAGCTAACTGGTTCAAAATGTATTGTTTTTTCAAAAATCATTGCTATTTATTTTATAGTGTATTATTTTTAAATTGTTATTTTTTATGCCTTTATTTATTTTTGAATTTTGTAGTTATCAGGATTAACCGTTGGAGCTATTAGCCTAGAATTTAGTTGTTCTCTACTTATGTAAGGATTTTTTAGGTCGCTGTTACAGTAACCGAAACCTGGTCTACTAGTGTCAAAAGATGATTTAAACATATATGGAACATTACTGGAAGGTGTATTACCTGTTTGGACATGTGGGTCTAAACCTAAATCGTAGCATGCTTCAGCATTATTATATTTCATTATTTTTAAAGCGTTTTGTTGTAAATATTGTCTATAATTCCAATTAGTAGTTATACCTTCTTGATTTTGTATTCTCTCATTTACTAAAGCGTCTGGTTGCCAAGAAGAATAATTTCTTCCATCATTCATAATTGGTGGAAAATTAAAATGAATATTATTTGACCCTGAATAACAAGTGCCCCAACTCATATTATATAATTATAAGATATAATTTTATAATAAAAAATCGTGATTATTCAACTCCTAGTAACTTAAGTATTTCGTTTTTTTTTAATTTAGAAGTGTCTGTGCTTAATAAACCCTTTTCAACTACAATGTTTCTAAGTTTATTGATAGGAAGTTTTTTATAATCTAGAGTTTCTCCATTTTCCTCTAAATTAATATTAATTGTTTTTAATTCTGTGTTTATTTCATGTATTTCTATTGGCTTACTCTCATTTATTTCTAATACATCAGCAGATAGTAAAATGTTACCTCCCTCATTTACCAAATTATTATTTGTTATGTTTTCGTTTATAAAACTATCAACTGTTTCAGACGTAAGTATTATTTCGGAACTATTATATTCTATATCATCTATAGCATCTAAATTATTTATATTTAAATCTGTAAGTTCTTCGTCAAATTTTAATATTTTTATATCATCATTTTTAGAGAAATTAATTTTTACATGTTTTTCGTGATCGTCATTATTGCCATTATTGTCATCATCATCGATATTATCACTTTCGTCATCATCATTATTGGTCTCATCATCGTCATCGTCATCATTATTGGTCTCATCATCGTCATCGTCATCATTATTGGTCTCATCATCGTCATCGTCATCATTATTGATCTCATTATCATCACCTTCTTCATCATCTTCTTCGTCTTCTCTGTCATCATATTCGCTTTCATCATCAGAAACGTTAATTAAATTATTCTTAGTACTATTTAAAGGATTTTCTAAATTATTTGAAGGATAGTAAAAAAGAGGAACGCCTGCGCCTCCTTTTGTTGCATGTTGTTTTAATTCGTGACTAATCACATTAAATTCTTCAGCTAAAGAAGAAACTAAACTTAACATAGATGCAATTTTATGATTTTGTTCTCTTAATTTGCTTTCAAAATAAACGACTAATAATGCAGTCACGAGTAATATTATTGCTAAAAATAAAAAAAATGTAGGATTAAATAAATCAAACAATAAAGCCATTATATTACAAAAAGATTATATAAATAAATCAAATAACTAACGAATAAATTTAATTTATTTTTTGTTGTGTTTTTTTGTGCTATGTATGATTTCTTTAGGATAATTCATTTCTGTCAATATATCTATTCCACCTTTAACATCAGATATGCCATCTTTTAACGTATACATATATTTTATACGCCCGTCTTTTTTATCTGTAACCATATGTTTGTTTATTATGTTAGGATTTTTTTTTAGATTTTTACATACTTTTATAAAATGTGTAGTTAATAAACAAGATACTTTTTTACGTTTTGTTAAGTATTTCATAAACGCAACGGCACTTAATTCGGCTTCTTCGGGATTTGTTCCTGAATACAATTCATCAAACACACAAAAATGTGTATCATCATCGTAAGTGTTAATGTTATCTATAATTTCTTTACATCGTCGTGCTTCTGCTTGAAATAAACTATCACGACCAGATGTGTCTGGAATATTTAGATAGCAATGTATATGTTTATAGGGTTTAAGTTTTGCTGAGCTATAAAATCCACACCCAAATTGTTGTGTAAGTATTATATTTATAAGTGTAGATTTTAAAACAGTAGTTTTTCCTGAAGCATTTGGTCCTGTTATTATTATATTTTTTTTCAATTTGATTGTGTTTTTTACTGGATTATTATTTTTAAGACAAGCATAATAACTATTGCTTATTACATTCTTTTTATTTTCTTCAATAAAAACAGCAAGGTTTATTTTTCTCTCTATTATATTATTTTGAAGTCCTTCGATACAATCAATATATCCATTGAAGCCAAAAGAATACATAATAGCTTCTTCATATTCTTTATCATTATGCAATTCATAAAAATATTTTAATACATTACCGATTTGAGACAATTTTGTTATATTAAATAAGTTATAATCTGTTATTTTGTCAAGTTTTTCTTTTATATTTTTTAGTAAATCCATTTTGATTACAAGGTTATTATTAAAATCGGAATGTGTTAATAACTCGCCTGAGTAATTCATATAATTACGCATACTCGATAATGTATAGTCTACATATACTCTTATTTCCTTAAAATAATTATGGATATTTATCATATTTGTATGAAACCTTACACAAACCATAATATTTTGATAAATCGAATACAAGTATAAAGCAGCAGAAACTATTATATAAATTCTCTCTTGGAACTGTATATCAAAAAAATTTGTCGTAAATAGTTTGCCTATTGCGTTTTGCTGTGCTACTATTTTAAGAATTAAAATGTATTGCGAAATTGTTAAGTCCATTCCCTTTAATTTTATAATTAAAAAAGGTATTATCATTATTACTATTGGCATTAGTAGAGAGAAAATCGGAGAAAATAAATTATACAAACTTATGAACTGTAAAAATAATATAGAACTATTTAGAAATTCTACTTTTTCCCACTCAACATAACAATATTTTTCTTTAAACCCATTTTCTATTTTTAATTCCTTCCATATATCAAGTATATTTTTATAATTCGGTGAGTACTTGGTGTACTTATTGTCTAGCCTTTTATATTCTTTTAATAGTTGTTGGTTTTCTTTTAAAAAATGTACATCAGTAGTGTAATATTTCGCTGTTTGGCTTATAATTTGTTTTGATATATCATTTTCGTTATCAAAATAAAACGTGTAAATAGGATTACATGACTGATCGATTGTTGTAGTAAGCTCTAAATCATTTATAATACTTTTATTAAGTTCTACTTTATCCTTATTATAAAAAATTGGTAATTTAAAATAATTGTTTGTATCATTTTTTTTACTTAATTCTTCATCTGAGTTCATTATATAAAAAATAAGAAATATAATGAATTTTTTTTACGCACAAAAATATATTTTTATTTTCTATCTTTATACGCTGTGTAAAAAACTTAAATCCGCAGGCATTTCTTCAATTTTACAAGAATAGTGTTGCTCTATTTCTTTTATTTTGGCGACGTCGCGACGTGTAATAAAGTTGATACCTACACCCTTTCTACCCCATCTACCACTTCTACCTATTCTATGTAAGTATGTGTTTACACACTTTGGAACATCGAAATTAATAACTATACTAACTTGCTGAATATCTATTCCTCGTGATGTTACATTTGTAGAAATCAATACACGATAAAGACCAGTCTTAAATCCTTGAAATGACGCGTACCTAGAAGGTTTATCCATATCACTGTGAATACAACAAACTGGAAATCCGTCTTCTTTCATAGCTTCAAATAAATCCTTTACACGATTTACGCTATTACAATAAATAATACACTGCGAAACGGATATATAAGAAAATAAATCTTTAAGTGTATTGTATTTTTCTCTGTCATCATCTATCGCAATAAATAACTGTTTAATACCATCAAGTGTTAACTCTTCTGGTTTTACAGATATCTTAATAGGATTGCGCATAATGGATTTTACAACTTGATGTAAACTATCTGGTAAAGTAGCACTAAATAATGCTATCTGTACATTATCATTAAAATATTGAAAAATACTATAAACTTGGTCTTTAAACCCAGATGATAACATTTCGTCAGCCTCATCAAGAATTGCAATTTTAACCTCTTTTCCGTTTATTTTTCCACGACGCATCATGTCAAAAACTCGTCCAGGACATCCACAAACGACATGTGGTGTTTTCTTATTTGAAAAACTACTTATTTCCTCTACGACAGAGCCACCAAATAAAGTTTGGACACGTAATCCCTTTAATAGTTGTCCGATTGCAATAAATACTTCTGACGTTTGGATTGCTAATTCTTTAGTAGGAGATAATACCAAAATTTGTGTTTCATTTAGCTGTGTGTTTACATTTGATAGTGAACCGATAGTAAAAGTAGCCGTTTTACCAGTTCCAGATTGCGCTTGACCTATAACATCTCTACCTTCTTGTATCGGTTTTATTGCTTTTTTTTGAATTGGGCTCGGTTTTTCATAACCGTTTGTATATATTCCTCTCAACAGTTCATTGCTTAAATTTAAGTCGTCCCATGTATCTATTTCATATGACGTATCGTAATTAGAATTATCCTCTTTTTCGTTTTTAAGTTCTGACATATTATAGTATATTATTGTTAATATCTATTTAAGTTTATTTTAGTTTATTATAATTTTATTATAAACTTTATTATAAACTTTATTATAATATTTAAAAAAAAATTGATATAAACGTAACGTCATATTAAATTGCAACAAACAAAATGACAACATCCAATTTAATTTATTCTCTTGACACAATTAACAGCATAATTTTTCAGGGTTTTAATTATACTTTACCTGAAAATACGTTAAAAACTATTTCTGAAATAGCATTGCAAGTTGGTGCACCGAATTATGTAAAAACACCTGTATTTCAAAAGAAAGAAAATCCTATTAAACCAGACATAAATACGTCGTCGTATCAAAAAGAAAATTTTAAAAAGAAAAAAACTAAAGCTATGGAAATATCTAATGATAACGAATGGGAAAATATTAAAAGTTCAACATTAGCATTTCATTCAACGAAAAATGAAGAAAAAGATGGTATAAATTTGCAAATAAATAATATAAAAACGTATTTAAATAAATTAACCGATAAAAATTATATTGATATTCGTAATAAGGTTGTAGAGCTTGTTGACAAGTTAATTGATGAAAATATAGTTCTAGAAGATTTGTCTCGTGTTAGTTGTCTTATATTTGATATAGCATCGACTAACCGGTTTTATTCTAAACTTTATGCTGACTTATACTCAGATTTATATACAAAATACGAAATAATTAGAACTGTATTTGATAGTAATTTTGAAAAATTTACAGACTTATTTATTGTTATTGAGTATGTAGACCCTGATGAAAATTACGATAAGTTTTGTGAAATAAATAAAAAGAATGAAAAACGAAAGGCGATTTCTGCTTTTTATATGAATTTGCTGTCAAATAAAATTATTTCTGTAGAAAAGGTTATGTTTATAACTAAAAATTTATTAGAACAAATTTATAATTTTATTTTACAAGACAACAAAAAAAATGAAGTAGATGAGCTTACTGAAAATATATCTATATTATATAAAAAAGATATTTATCTAGATTACAAAGGAAAAATGGATTTTAAAATTGGCGAACACTCTATAAATGATATTGTTGAAAAAATAGCTAATAGTAAAGTAAAAGATTACAAAAGTTTAACAAATAAGTCGCTATTCAAGTTTATGGATATGATTGATATGTAAAATTTAACAAATTAACAAATTATTATATAAAAACATATTTAAAAAAATATTATATACAAATTTAAAATGGACAATATTTTTTTTTCAGTAACAGAAAACGATGGATCAGATGATGAAAAAAAAATGTTTGATTTAAATAAGTTATTAAATGATTTAAATGATTTAAATATTTTGAATGATAAAAAGACGATGGATGAAGATATAATCGTATCAAAAATAATAGATTATGCAGAAAATTATACCGTAAAAGAGTTGTTAGTTATTTGTGATTATTATGGTATTGCAAAAGGACTAAAACAACATAAATGTATTAAAGGCGAAATAGTTCATACACTAGTTATTTTTGAAGTAAATCCTATGAACATTGACATAGTATTAAAAAGGCAAAATTTTTGGTTTTACATGGATGAACTTAAAAAGGATAAGTTTATGAAAAAACATATTATATGGTGAAAATAAGGTGAAAAATGAGGATTTATTCAAAATAAATACAAATTCGTTTTATATTTAATATTTTAACTGGTGCAAAATGTTAAATATAAAATATTATAATAAAATATAAATATGGTTTTATCAAAGTTAGATAATAATATTAGTTATCCAGAATTAAAAAGTGTCGATCCAGGTGATTTAAAAATGGAAGCAAATTTATACCAGCTTGAAATAAAAGATGTTGACGTTATTATTGCTGTTGGTAATGCAAAAAATACATTTGAAGAAGAAAATATACTTTATTTTCCTATATATTTAGTTAAATTTAATAATAAAGTAATCCAGATTGGAGTATACGAAATAAAAGCATCAGATTATTTAAGTTATTTGGATGATTACAGTAACTTAGACGTAGAAAAGATGGGTGAACCATTAATTTACTCGTTTGCAACGAAAGAAATGCTTAGCAGGTTAAGATTAGAACCAGATGTTCCGTTAAAACGTGTTGAAAATGTGGATAAAGAAGAGGGTGAGTTATCGGAAGACGATAGTGACAACGAAGACGATGATAAAAGTGTAAAAAGTCGAGACGATATATATAATGAATACTATGAAATTCCAGAAGAGCGCAAAGACATTTTTATTTTAACAAAAGGCGTGCCTATTCCTGCAGAGCTTAAAGAAGAAACGCAAATTATTGCAAAGGATTATAGAGATAAATATCATGAAACTCCGTCTGATACCTGGGTTGAAAAATTTATGAAAAATTCCAACTACGACATAATAGATAACGAAGGTGGTGGTGATTGTTTATTTGCTACCATAAGAGACGCATTTTCAAGTATAGCGCAACAAACATCAGTAACTAAAATTAGAAAGAAATTGGCAAGTGAAATAACAGAAGACATTTTTTTAAATTATAGAGAACAGTTTAATATGTATAAAACTGCAATAGAAAAGGACACAACTGAGATTAAAACATTAGAAAATGAGTATATAACTTTACAAAAGCGATTTGTTGATATTTTAGACAGAAATGAAAAAAAGCTTATTTCAGAGCAAGCGAAAAAAGTGAAGGCTGAGCATGAGAAAATTGCCAAAGAGCGAAAAATTACATTAAAAATACTCGACGAATTTAAGTTCATGAAAAATGTAGATACACTTGAAAAATTTAAAACGAAAATTAAATCTTGCGAGTTCTGGGCAGATACTTGGGCGATTTCTACATTAGAAAGAATTTTAAATATTAAATTTATCATCTTATCTAGTGATAACTATACAAATGGAGATGTAAAAAATGTTATTCAATGTGGTCAATTAAATGACAAATTATTAGAAAATAAAGGAATATTTAAACCCGAATTTTATATTATAATAGATCACACAGGCGATCATTATAAGGTTATATCTTATAAGAAAAAGATGATATTTAAATTTAAAGAAATCCCTTATGATATAAAAAAAATGATTGTAGATAAATGTTTAGAAAAAAACGCAGGACCCTTTTCTATTATACCTGATTTTTTAAAATTTAAAGCTGGATTTAAAAAGGCTGTAATTAAAGAAGCACAATACGAAGATTTGAGCGAAAGTAAATTAAAGGGGTTATATGACGATGAAATTGTTTTTTTGGTTTACTCAAAATCAAATGACAAACCTCTTCCTGGAAAAGGATCCGGAGAGAAAATACCCAATGAGAAATTAAAGGATTTTACAGAGTTAGCATCTATACCACAGTGGAGAAAGAAACTTGCAAATTCATGGGTCCAACCTTTTTCTTTAGATAATCATCAATGGTCTTCAGTAGAACATTATTATCAGGCTTCAAAATTTAAAAAAGAACATCCTGAGTTTTATTTGAGTTTCTCTCTAGATGCAGGAACAGAACTTTCAAAAAACCCTGAGTTAGCGAAGGCAGCGGGGAGTAAGTCGGGTAAATTTAAGGGTGAACTTTTGCGACCTTTTGAAGTAAAAGTAGATGCGGATTTTTTTGGGAGAAGAGAAAAAAAAGAAGTATATGCCGCACAATATGCTAAATTTACACAAAATGAAGACTTAAAAAAACTTTTATCAGCAACTGGACATGCAAAAATAACGCATTATGTTCGAGGTGCGCCTGCTACTATATATGATGATTTAATGCTTATTCGTGACAAAATATCGCGTGGCCTAATATAAGTATTTTTATTTTTTTCTATGTGTAATATATATAAACTCTTATAATGTCAGATGCCGCAAATAAAATAAAATCTAAAAACAGAAAAAAGCGGTATACATTTCCTAATGAGAATGAACTTGATGCATTTGGCAGTAACAATATAAAACCAAAACGGCGTCATTCTATTCAATTTACGACTGAAGACGAGCTCTTTAATTATAATGAAAAACACCTCATTATAACAAAAAATGACGATGGAGTGAAAAAAGAAATAATTATAAAAAAATATACTAAAGTTCACCCAATTATAGATGATGAAAATATAGAAAATATTCCTTATAAAAGTGTACATGATGAGACAAATAAAAATAATTCTGCACTGACAAATAAAGTACGAGACGTTTTATACAAAATTGCAATTAAAATATTATGTTATATTGGAATATTTTCTTGTATTGCGATATAATTTTTATATGTGATGTACCGTAAATGGGAAAATATGTAAAAAAATAAAATAATATAATATAGTAAA